TTAGATAAATTGAAGGAAATACTCATTAATTTTGTCGTCACTTTGCTTCTGCATTTTTTTCGTAACGTGCGTGTAAATGTCGAGCGTGATATTTATATTAGAATGACCAACGCGCTCCATAATAACAGGAAGATCCACACCAGCTTCGACGAGCATGGTGATATGCGTGTGTCGTAGAATATGAGTGCCGCTCACATCTTTGATTCCATATGCTTTGTAGATTTTATTAAACACGGCACCAATCGTAACTGCACGGACCGGCTGCTCGCTCCGACCAGTGAAAACTAAATCTTGCCATTCAGACTTCGGATCTCGCAGACCGATCAACTTCTCTTTATTATATTGAACTTTCATTCTCTTTAATTCTTCAGCAAGTTCCTTATTAAACGATACTGTCCGATTGGAGTCTTCCGTTTTCGGTGGCATGAATTCAAACCCACCTTCATCAGCAGTCTTTTCAAATAGTGTCTTGCTGACAACGAGAGCATGCTTATCTAAGTCGATATCAGACCATGTGAGTGCTAATGCCTCTCCGACACGCAAGCCTGTAGACAACATGGTGAGCGCTAAGGAGTAAGCATTTCTTCTGCCGGACGATTTCACACCTGCCAGGAAGTTCTGGATCTCGTCTTTCTCAAGATACTTTTTCTTCGCATTAACAACTTGTTGTGACTTCTTGTTCGCCTTAGGAATTACAGTATCTTTCACAAAGTTTTTCTCGACGTAATTATTCTTTAAAGCATATTCGAACATTAGGTTCAATGCCGTTCGAGTCGAGGCAATATGGTGTTTCGATATATCCGTATCGCGCCTTTCAATCAAGAATTTCTGTATATCATCAATTTGTAGCTTGCTAATCATGTGTTTACCGTGCTTATCTATAAATGGACGCATGGCAACCGCTCTGGTCTTTACGGATGACGGCTTTACAGTTTCTCCATAAACACTTATCCACTCTTCATAGACTTCCTGGACGAGTCTTTTTTGCGGCTGTCTTTGTTTGGACAATTCGTCAGCTGCTAATTGCGCTCTTAGTGCTGCTTCCTTTTTGGTATCCCCGCGGCGCGTCACTTGTCGTCTCTGGCCAGTTAGGGGGTTAGGTGCGGCGTCAGTAGTGCAAGACCATTTTCCGTTACTTAGTTTTCTGCAGTACATATTCATTTCTCCTTTCGGTTGAAGTTCATATGATTATAATCTTTCCACTTACGCAGAGTGTTGTCTTCACGGATTTGATAATAAAGTTCACCGTCAACTTCTTTGAAATTAACGATGATTGGTATTCGAATCATATCCTCTTCCTGCAAAGGTTTTAGATTCATGGGAATTACCTCGTCTCTAGAATTAATAGGTATCAATTTGTTCTTCAACCTGAAAACCTCCTGTAAATTGTTTTCTTAAATAGCGATTTAATCGTTCTTCAGCAAACTTCAATTCAACATTGAAAAATTGAGTAATTACGTAAGCAGCAGCTTGTTGATCTGGCGGCAGTCGTATATGTTTCAACATAAATGTAGGAATGCAAAAGTGGTACATGAAGTTATCTGCCTGCCATTCTTGTAATTCCCTGAATGGGGGAGTCATATGCCCTTGGTGTCCGGAATGTCTTAATATGTGACAAAGCTCATGACCGAAGTCTTGCCAACGTTGCTGGCTATCTAGATCCCTGTTGATAAAAATATAGTATTGCTCTTGCCAATAAAAGGCTTCGCTTGGATCACTTGCGAGATAGATACGGATATCCAGTCGATCTGCAATAACATATTCATTTAATTGTGCTGGATTATTGATGGATAATCCAGTATATAAATTCTCAATGTAGTCCTCTAAGTGGCTATTTACGTACATCACATGACCGCCTTCGAATGTATGTTCTTTTTTTGTTTGAAAAGAAAAGCCTTTGAAAAGGCTCTTCTAAAACTATGGATTGTTTATCTTTCACAAGCGAAACCGTCTTTATCACGGTCCATTTTAGACTGATATGCCGGATGCCCTTGTGGCACGCCATTTGGGTATGTCTTTCTTAACTCTGTACAGTTTTGGAACCATTCTGTTCCCTGTGCAGGAGCCGCTGGCTTGGCTGCCGGTGGAGCAGGTACTACTGGTTGAGGTTTTGGCGCTGGTGCAGGAGTAACTGGTTTTTCTTTTACAACTTTTTGTTCGTTAAAACCACTATCGCTTGCGTAATTTTCAATAGACCAGATACCTAGCTTCTTTTCTTTTGCTACTACTTGTGATTGTTCGTACGGATCCAAGTGTCGTGTGTTTGGTGGATAAACATACGCCACACGAGCTAAACCTTCACTCAACAAAATCTTTTGAACGCTTTTTCCGTCCACATAAATATATGCTAGTAGTCTATCATACTTATCAAATCGTTCTCCTACGTCAAACTCAATTTCTAACTTTCCGCTTTCAATCAATTCTTTATTTCGAATCTTAGCTTCTTCACCAAATGGCTGTTTGCCTAATCTAGGGTGATTAGTTTCGGGTGTATCTATTAATAAGTATCTAACATTTTGCTCTTTCCCGTCATATATAATCTTGATCGTGTCGCCGTCGATTACCTTTACTAGTTCAACAGGAATTCTTGCTGTTGTGCCATCCGTTTCAGTCGGTTTATCCACTTTTGCTGGTTCATCTTCTTTAGTAGTATTGTTATCAGGAACTACAACCGGTACTGTTTTTTCAGCCGTTTCAGATTTCTTTTCTTTTGCCTTACTTTCTTCTTTTGGTCCCTTTTCAGTTTCTTTCGGATTTTCTTTCGCAACTTGTTCAGTTTCTTGTTTTTGTTCAACTTCATTGGATGTTTCTTCGGTGGAAGAGGAAGAGAAACCGGTAATCATAACAAGCAAACCAATAGCTATCAAAATACCTGGCATTTTAGATTTGGCACCCAACTTCCGATTTTGATACCAGTGATAAGCGGACCACGCTACTATTAAAAGACCAATAACGCCTATAATATTACTGAATAACCATTGAGCAATTGCGATTATTATAGCAAGAACAATAATTATTCCTAAACAACCTAATAAATATTGCATATTAATTACCCTCTAATCTTGATACTGGCTGGAAGCCTTTTGTTTTTAAAAATTTCATATGATGAAGGAATGACTGTACAGACTCACCTGGGTCAATAAACTCGTATTGAATTTCGTCCAATTGGTTCCTAGTGAAAAGTACTGAAAGTAAAACGTTTTCTTCTTCGACACCAGTTGCTGGATTCACTGACTTATCAATGCAGTGAACAAAAAGCGATTCAATAGGAAGTACAGACAGGCACTCTTTTGCGATTGCTAGGGCACCGCCTGTTACATACATGTATAACAACTCGTTACGTCGTCCTATTCCCATTTTTCGGGTAGACACTTTCCCTGTCTTTGTTAGGCTCTTTGTTTCGTAAGGGATAACAGCCTTTTCATTAACATTAAACTCTACATTTAGGATGTGGCTTTCGTCAGTAGCGTAAGCAGATACCATACTTCCCAATTGTAAAAGATTTTGAAAGGGTGCAAGTTCCCTCAATGCATTTATTAAGGCTTGCTTTTCATATGAAAGTACCTGTTTTGCGAGTTGTGTTCTACGATTCCAGTCATTTATTAATCCTTGATCTACTAGTTTCGCAGCAGGTATTTCTTCAGTTAAAATCCTTTTTCGTGCTTCTGTGCGCGAAAATAATTTATCAAGTAACGATGGTTTATATGTATTCAGTTTTTCCAAAGCGCTCTGCTCATTCGGTCCAGTCGAATCTTTTGAAAACGGCGGAGATTCTTCGTATACCAGGGCCCAATCAAAAGATTGAACGGGAACCACATGAATGGTAGTGATTAAATGAATTAAATCTTCGTATTCTTCAATTTCAGTAGTTCCAGATACAGCCTGGTCGACTAAAGAATTCTTGAAGGGGGCATTTTTCTTTGATGAGAATGAAGTTGGCTTTTTCTTGCCGGCGTTCGTGTTCAAACGCTTTTCATAGTACAAACCTGTTCCTGGTAAGGTAGCTCTCATTCTGGAACCGGAAGGTCCAGTGCCTACACGGAAACCTTTTACTCCTGTACTAACACCCACCCCACGTTTACTAATATTTAATCTTGTACCTTTGCCTAACTTTATGCTCTTCCTATAACCCCATCCCATAATAATCACTCCTATTAAACGATTTATAACTGTATCTAACGATAAATCTTTGTGCTGCACCTGTGTTACATTCCTAAACTTGAATTCATTGTACGAATTGAGGGTAGATAGTTTTGCCGTCTACTACATCTACTAATTTTTGATAATCAAAAGACTCCCATTTTATTTTATTCATAGTTTCTCTTGATAACCATGTGCTAAAAACTTCATCGTCGCTCACTTCTCCGTGTGTATTCTTCATAGGAAATGTGAGGGATATCCAAACCTCATTAATTTGTGAGTTTTTGGCTAACTCTAGGTAAATAGCTGTTGAATCTTCATAAAAACCTAAACCGATAGATTCGTCTGACCAACCATCTTTTCCTTTTGCTATAATAGTAATTACTTTTTCATCTTGATCATATTCAATTTGTGGAACTAATTCAGATGGATCGGTATAGTCGTCGTCAAACACCTTGAAAACGAAAGGAGCAACCTCTTTTTCGATAGACCCGTTTTCAAAGCCCGCTTCCCAAGTCTCAATTTCTTTTTGTCGTTCAGCCATTTTCTTAGCTTTCTTCTTTTCTTCCTTTTTCTTTCTCTCAGCTTTTTCAGTTTTGTTTATCTCGTGTTTTATTAAATTCAATTCTTTCTTAGCTTCTTTAAAATCTGGTTTTAACTCAATTGCCTTCTCATAATGTGCGACAGCTTGTTTGTTGTCTCCAGCTTCTGACGCTGCTTTCCCTAAGTCTCTTTCCTTCCCCCATTCGGCTTGGCCGCAAGCGGTCAGTAGAAGGATTGATAATGTGAAAAATACAACACCTCTTCTCATTCATATCCCTCCTAATCTATTTGTCTCACATACACTAATTAGTGAGATATAACTAAACTGGATGTAAAAATAAACACGGCTTATTACACCGTGTATTGCGAAGTTTATTTATTCTTACTATCACTTTTGATTATATCCCACATTTGTCGTAATTTGCGAAGGTCGTCTTCGTCGTTGTCTGGGAGCTGTCTATACCAGCGCTCCATGTCCGGATCGTTTGCGAAGGCGTGGAATTCATCATCTTCTGTCAATGTAGGATTATTAGACCTACCTAAAAGATAATCAGTGGTTATTTGTAATGCATTGGATAAAAGCACCAACATATCATTTGATGGCGTGCTATGTCCATTCTCATAATTACTAATCGTACTTTTTGTTGTATTTACTTTTAAAGCTAACTCATCTTGTGTTAACTTTCTGTTTTTTCGTGATTCTTTCAATCTTTGGGATAGCATTCGATCACCCCTAACTCTATTAGGTACAAGTATATTGTACATGATATGAATAAAGATTAATTAAAAGTACAAGATAATTGTATTTGATTGTTGACGTACAAGAATCTTGTATGTATACTAAAAGTACAAGTTATTCATACAGGAGGTGAGGTCATGAAAAACTTAAATTTAATAAACTCTAGAAAAGAAAAAGGTCTATCCCAAGAAAATCTCGCTACAATGCTTGGCTATAAAGGTAAGCAGTCAGTCGCTAACTGGGAGAACGGTCATATCTCTCCACCTTTAGAAACCGCACTTAAAATAGCGAGACTCCTAGAACAAGATATGTTCTTTTTGTTTGGTAGCTTAGTACAAGAATCTCATACTTTGAATGAAGAAAAAGTAATTTAATAAAACACCACTCACACCCAGTAAACTGCATTTGAATAGCCACCTTCGCCATGAACCAATTAGGAGAGCGACAAACAGAGTTAAAGAGCCGTGATTCGAGTTCAGTTTGATGGGTGTGAGAAAAGAATTCGGATAGGAGGGAGAAAGATGTCAGAAGTGATTGTAACAACGGCTACGCAATTAAACGAGCTCATCAGTGTAGCAGTAAATCGGGCAGTTGGTGAAGCTTTGCGTGAACGTCAACTACCAATCTTACTATCATTGCAAGAGGGTGCAGACTTGCTGGGTGTGAGTTACACAACAGTGCACCGTGCAACAAAAATTCAAGGCTTTCCAGTCACTCACGATTTCGGACACGCCAAGATCGTTACGGATCAGTTGCTCGAATGGATTAAGAAACGTAGTAATTATGAGTTGGTTTATAACTTCAGCGGATAAGAGGAGGAATAATTGTGAATGAACTAAAAATAATTTCGGCAAACGGTGAACTTGTAACAGAAAGTCGTGAAGTTGCAGAAATGGTAGATCAGCAGCACAAGGAATTATTGAGAACCATCCGTAGTTATATAGGAGTTTTAACCGGCGCAAGTTTGCGCTCGTCGGATTTCTTTATTCCGCATACGTACCAAGATGCAAAAAAGGAAGTCCGACCGTGTTTCTTACTTACGAGAAAAGGTTGCGACATGGTAGCGAACAAGATGACTGGTGATAAAGGGGTTTTGTTTACAGCCGCTTATGTATCTCAATTCGAAAGAATGGAAATGGAGTTAAGTTCTCCTAGGCCACTAACTGAAAAAGAGCAATTAAAAGCATCTATGAGACTATCACTAGAAACATCGGAAGAAGTGGAAGCGATAAAAGTGGATGTTGCCCAGCTGAAGGACAAGGTAGAGAACCAGATGACATTGGATTATGGGATGCAACGAAGATTACAAAGAGCGGTGGGCGCTCGGGTTTATGAAATCGAAAGCGATGATCAAGCAAGAAGAAAATTGTTTCGTGAACTATATCGAGAAATTAAAGACCGTTTTGGTGTTGCTTCATACAAAGATGTTCTACGTAAAGATTTACAATCAGCAATCTATTATGTAGAGGCTTGGATTCCTAAACGGATAGCTTAGAAGTGATCTAGCGGAGCGGAGGGGCTTGCTCCACTAGATTCAGAGGTTGCTTACGAAGCGTAACACGAGGGTTATGAGTGGGTCTATAAATAGATTACAACATCCTAGATAAATAGTGTATGTCAATTCGACATATTGAAAAAGGGGGTGAGGACATGGACTATGGTGCAATATTACGAGCTTGCCGGAAGCGTAAGGGGTGGACACAAGAAGACCTAGCAGACGCTTTATGTATCGAACAGGCAGATATATCAAGAATCGAGAACGATCGCAAAGAACCACCGATGTCACTTTTTCAGAAGTGGGCAATAGTGACAGGCTCAACAGACGTACTGGTCGCGTTTATCGCGGGTATGGAAGGCATGACGATCTTAGCTAACATTTTATCAGTAACAGGGACAAGTATTATCGGCGGTTTTATCAATCTACTTATATAGGAGGAAGTCACAATGAATTTAAAAGACTACAAGGAAGCAGATATAGAGGCGGTACTGGAATTAAAGAGAGCGGCGTTAGGTTATATCGAAGAGATTGAAAAGGCAATTTGGACAGATGATATGTCAGCTGCTACTGGTTCAACATTAAAACTCTATGAGTCTTTGCAGAGAGTGAGAGTTAAGAAGGATATCAAACGAAATGAACGGAACATGCAGCTACTGATTCAAGAATTACAAAGCAAAGGTATTAACATTACGGCAATAAAAAAAGCCGATCAGCGCTTCCGACGCTAAACGGCAAACAAGAATTTATGTACTTTCAGTATACCACAGATTAGGAGCTTTGGCTCCTATCAAGAAGCTCAGATTGGTTGGTTAGCCATTGGATCATTTCCACTGTGAATTGGAACTCACAGACCTGGTCTTCTTGATGGGATTCACATCCATCGAATAGAAAGGAGTTGATGACATGACGGAATACGGACATTTGTTATTGATCGCGTGCTTGCTTCCAGTCGTTGCATTCATGATCGGCACCTTATGGGCGGACGCAGGCCATCAACTTAGAAAGGAGCGTGAAGAAAATGACAACGTACCAGTGGGAAATAGTGTTTATGCAAGAAATCGATTCGGTCTACGTGATGACATTTGAAGACTGTGTGTTAGCTGCAGCTCAAACGTATTACGACAACTACGGCGATCACATGAAAGTCTATGCGATTCGTAAAGACGCGGAAATTATTCATTTTGAGGAGGCAATCTAATGGGTGAATTTGCAGACATGATGATCGGTGGAGTACTTTGCCAGTTTTGCGGAGAGTATATCGGCAATGAAGTCGGCTACCCACAAACGTGCAACGACTGCCACCATGAGTTGTCAGTTGCGGAAGTTGAAAAAGAACAAAAATAAAACCCGCTGTTAGAGCAGCGAGTTCGGGGTTTCGAAATATTAACTAACTTGAATTATAGTACGGAACCCCATAAATGACAAGGAGGCAACAATCATGAAGAAAATTAAAATGCTCAATTTAACGCTTAAAAACTTTAAAGGTATCAAGTCACTTGAGTTAGATGCAGAGGGTAACGATTTGAAAGTGTACGGTGACAACGCTACAGGGAAAACTTCAATATTTGATGGCTTCCTGTGGTTGCTTTTTAACAAAGATTCGAATAACAAAACGGACTTCGCAATCAAAACGTTGGTAGACGGAAAAGAAGTGAACAACCTGGAGCATGAGGTTGCTGCTACGTTCACCTTAGACAACGCGCCTCTTTCTTTACGCAAAGTGTACAAGGAGAAATGGACGAAGAAACGTGGCGCTCCAATGGCTGAGTTTACGGGTCATGAAACTCTCTACTATATAGACGCTGTTCCAGTAAAGAAAAAAGAGTACGAGGAGAAGGTTGGATCCATCGTAAAGGAAGAAGTGTTCAAACTGCTCACGAATCCACTCTACTTTAATGAGCAAGTCAAATGGCAGGACCGTAGAGCGACACTGCTTGAAGTATGCGGCGATGTGGAGCTAGAAGATGTATTAGCATTCAATAGCGAATTGAAAGACTTACCAGCCATCCTGAAAGGTCGGACTATCGAAGATCACCGTAAAGTGATTGCGTCCAAACGTGCAGAAATCAACAAAGAGCTCGACCGCATTCCGGTACGGATCGACGAGCTGAACAATGCGAGTGGTGAGTTGGTAAGCACTCCTGAACAATTGCAGGTGGAACTAACAAAAGTAGAAACTGAAATAGATGAAGCGAGTGCTCAAATCAACAACATTAAAAACGGCGCAGCGGTCACGAACAAAAAGAACGATTTGCGCAAGATTGAAATGGATCTCGAATCAATCAAGCGTGAACTGGAATCAGAAGCGACTGACAAAGGGTACCAGGTGACTGCGAAGATCCAAGAAGAGAAATCCAATCAATCGATTATGCAACGTAAATTGGACGATGCGAAACACCGAATTGAAGTAGGTGAATCAGATATAACAGAGTTCGACAAGAAGCTAGTGAAGTTAAGAGAAGACTTCAATCTGGAAGACGCCAAGCAGTTCGAACATAAAGAAGCGTGTGAGTGCCCGACGTGTGGACAGGAACTTCCAGAAGAGCAACTGACGGTTGCAAGAGACAAAGCAATCGCGGAGTTCAACACGAAGAAGTCGGGAGAATTAGAGCGCATCCAAACGCTTGGAAAGGCGATTGCGTCGGATAAAGAAGAAACGTTGAAGCGAATCGCTGAATCAGAGAAGGTTATCGCACAACTGCAAGAAGACGTTGCGAAGAAGGAAGAAGCGATCAACAAGCTAAACATCCAGCTGAACGAATTACGCGATGAAGTAAAGAACGCCCGAACGAATCCTAAGTACACGGACAAAGTTGCAGAAATGTCTACTACTCAGGCGGAAATTAAGTCGTTAGAAGCAAATGCGTCTGAAGCGGCAATGGAAATCGAGAAGGAAGTAGTGGACCTCAAAACAAAACGTTCTGAACTCAATTCTCAAATTGCGGCTCACGATCAAGCGAAAGCATCTGCAAAGCGGGTCGCTGAACTGGAAGAACAACAGAAAGAATGGGCTACTGAATTTGAGAACTTAGAACGTGAACTATATCTCACTGAGCAGTTTATCCGTTCGAAAGTCGAGCTACTGGAAAGCAAGATCAACAGCAAATTCAAGTATGCGCGATTTAAGTTGTTTGCTACACAGGTGAATGGTGGTCTGCAAGAGATTTGCGAAACTACGTATCAAGGCATCCCGTTCTCAAGTGGTCTAAATAATGCGGCTCGTATCAATGTAGGAATCGACATCATCAACACGTTATCCGAACACTATGGCATTCAAGCTCCTATTTTCGTTGACAACGCCGAGGCGGTCACGAGGATTGAAAATACAGATTCCCAGTTAATCAGTTTGGTTGTCTCAGAGCAGGACAAGCAGTTGCGAATTGAAACACAACAAAATGACATGATGGAGGCTATTTAATATGACTGGACTAATGGAAAGACCTATGCAATTTGAAGTAAACGGTGAAACGGTAAAGTTATCAGGGGCAATGGTGAAGGACTATTTGGTACGAGGTAATGGAGACGTATCAGACCAAGAACTCGTAATGTTTATGAATCTATGTAAGTTTCAAAAGTTGAATCCATTTCTAAACGAAGCGTACTTAATCAAATTTGGCTCACAGCCAGCGCAGATCATCGTATCGAAAGAAGCGTTTATGAAACGTGCCGAGAACCACCCGAAATATGAAGGGTTTGAAGCAGGCATCATTGTCGAGCGAAAAGGAGAACTGGTAGAAGTTGAAGGTGCTGTCAAGTTAACCGAGGACAAGTTAATTGGTGGATGGGCCAAAATTTATCGATCAGATCGAAAGAAACCTATCACAACGAGAATCAGCCTGGATGAATTCTCAAAAGGACAAGCTACATGGAAAGCAATGCCACTCAACATGATTCGTAAGTCGGCAATCGTTAACGCACAACGTGAAGCGTTCCCTGACACTCTAGGTGCCTTGTATACAGAAGATGATGCATTGACACAGACGGAGCCGAGAGACGTTACACCGAACGTACAGGAAGAGATTAAACAACATGCTAACACCGAAGAGCTAGACTTCGTGCCTGAAACTGGAGAAATCATTGAACCGGAACCACCCGAAAAAGTACTCGAGCCTGTTACATCAGAAGGTCCAGGTTTCTAAATGATTGAGATTACAACACTCGCAACAGGCAGTACGGGGAATTGCTATCACATCACAGACGGCCATTCCTCGCTCCTCTTGGAGTGTGGCATTAAATTCAAGTCGATACAGAAGGAGTTGAACTTCCAAACTAGCAATATAGCAGGCGTATTGGTATCACACGAACACAAAGATCACTGCAAGGCGGTACAGGACGTTGCAGACCGAGGGTTAGACATTTACATGTCGCAAGGCACAGCGGACGCTATCGGCATTCAGCATCATCGTATACGGCCAGTTACATGTAAAGAGACATTCAAGGTTGGCACATGGACGATATTACCATTTGACGTCCAGCATGATGCAGCAGAGCCATTCGGCTTCTTAATTGCTAATCAGGAAGATGACAAGCTGTTATTTGCAACAGATACCTACTATATCAAGTACAAGTTTTCGAATCTTACCCACTTGATGATCGAGTGTAACTACTCGCAAAAAATACTAGAAGAAAATGTGGAAAGCGGTCGCGTTCCGGAGTTCTTGATGAACCGAGTGATGCAATCGCATTTCTCGCTTGAAAATCTATTAGTCTTTCTGAAGGCTAACGATCTATCAAGAGTTCAAGAGATTCATTTGCTTCACTTATCGGATTCAAACAGTAATGAAATCGAATTTAAGAAAGCGGTACAGGCTGCTACTGGAAAGTTAGTGTATGTAGCATAAAAACAATTGGTGAAGGAGGGACTGTCGAGTGGCAGGATGGATAAGTTTACACAGAAAAATAATGGACAACCCCATATATTCCAACGCCAATATGCTGAAGCTCTGGATCCATTGTTTGATGAAAGCTACTCATACAGAACGTGATCAATTGATAGGCAATCAAATGGTGAAATTAGAGGTGGGACAGTTCGTAACCGGAAGGCATGCGTTAGCGGAAGAATTCAACAAAGGTGCAAAGAAGGATGAAATTATTTCACCTTCTACGTTATGGAGATGGCTGAATAATTTTGAGCAATGGCAAATGCTGAACATCAAAAAAACAACGAAATACAGCGTGGTTACAATAGTTCAATGGTCAGAATATCAGCACAATGGACAACAAGTGAACAACAAATGGACAGCAGATGAACAACAAATGAACAGCAAGCGGACAACAGATGAACAGCAAGTGAACACAAACAATAATGTTAATAATGCTAATAACAGTAATAAAGATTCTACTACTATATCAACAGACGGATTCGGAACAGTCGCTCAAATGTTCGAAGCAAATATATGCATGCTTTCTCCAATGCAAACAGAATCGCTCGGCATGTGGTTTGACGACTTTAACGAAAATCAGGAAATCATAACAGAAGCGATACGAACTGCAGCTGATCGGAATAAGAAAAGTTACGGCTTTGTTGAATACCTTTTGAAAGAGTGGGCCAACAACAAACTGACTACTCTGGACCAAGTGAAATCTCACGAACGAAACAAGTTCGGTGGCAAAGTGCACAAGTTCGAACCACAGACAAAACGAAAGACAGACGGTTATGACTACGACTATGGATTCTAGGAGGGATGACGAATGAAAAGCATCCAGGAAGTAATGCAATCGCAATTTACCATGAACGTACTAGACGAATATGACTGCGAGGGTTGCGGTGAAAGAGTGCAGCTGTCGGAGATCCCTATCATGGGCGGTCCAGACAAGGGAAAAGTTGAGCGCTTCCCGATTGGTTGCAAGTGTAAGGACAAGCCTATTGCTAAATCAGTTGTCGAGAATGAACAGAAAGCCAAGATGAATCAAGCGAAAGATATGTTCGATCAGAATTCACTGGTGAACCAATCACTGATGAAAGCATCATTCGAAAATTACTATCCGACTTCTGCAGAACTGGATAAGGCTCGGAATACCATCTTTAATTTCGTGGATGAATTCGACAAGGGGATAGGCGACAGCCTATTGATTGCTGGAACATACGGAACAGGTAAAAGTCACTTGTCCTTCTCGGCAGCTAAGAAGTTAATGCAAGACGGTCACACGGCATTGTTTCTGTCAGTGCCGAAACTCTTCACGAAAATCAAGGAGACATTCGGCAACCGTTCGGAATTCAGCGAGAATGACCTACTGGACTATATCGCAAGCGTAGACCTTCTGGTCTTGGATGATTTGGGAGCGGAGTACACGAACTTGAAAAGCGGAGCAGACAACTGGGCACAGACGAAATTATTCGAGGTGATCGACAGCAGGGCCGGAAAGAGCACAATCTACACCACTAACCTGTCCAGCAAGGAACTCGAAGTGAAGGTCAATCCAAGGAACTTCTCTCGCATGATGGAGAACACAGAAATAGTGAAGATGAACGGCAAGGATTATCGAAAGAAAGATTTTTAGGAGGATGCAAAATGATATGGACAAACAACAGCGGGATTTACTCAGTTCCCATGCCTGACAAAGTGGACAAGCAGAAAATTAAACGGGAAATGGATGAACTGGAACAGCGACTACAAGTGGCGGAAGCGGCAATGGCGAAGCGAGAGGGGATGACGGCGTGATACACCGAGTGGTATTAGTTGGCCGTCTCACTAAAGATCCAGAATTAAAGTATACGCAATCCGGAATCGCGGTATGCAGGTTCACATTAGCCTGCAACCGTCCCTTCAAAAGTGAAGGCGGCGAACAACAAGCAGACTTCATCCAGTGCGTCGCGTGGCGCAAGCAAGCTGAGAACGTAGCAAACTATCTGCGTAAAGGTAGTCTCGCAGGGGTTGATGGTCGTATCCAGACCGGATCATTCGAGGGGCAGGACGGCAAGCGTGTCTACACAACTGAAGTCGTCGCAGACAGTACGCAGTTCCTTGAACCGAAATCGAACTCATCGGGAAACTCGAACAGTTCAAATAACACACAGCAAGCTCCACAGCAGACGAATCAAAAAGAACAGACAAATACTCAACCGAACTATCAGACGGGTCAAGGTGGGTACGGTGGACAAGCACAAGCGTATGATGTGCCGCCTAACGTCACAGATGATGATCTTCCATTTTGAAGCTATGAAACTTTGAAAGGGGTCAACAACATGACATTGAAAATCAGAAGTGGAAACAGTAAGGCTATACGAGCAATCAAAGCAGAGCAGTCGCGGAATGTATCGAAAATCATTGAATGCCGCATCTGTGGACAGGAGCAAGTCGCACAGGTACACAGCTATTGTTGCACCAGTCGATTGTGTTCGGATTGCGCGAATCGAGAATTTAGGGGGACAGTTAATTGAAACAAGAAGAAATGCTAATGGAAGTAGTTAATCAGGACGTAAAAAACGAACGTCACAGACAAAATGAGAAGTGGGGAATTCAGCGCCATGAATATGGCAACTGGCTCGCTATCCTTGGAGAAGAGTTTGGCGAAGTGTGCCAGGCAATTCAACAGGGTAGTGTCGCAAGCAAAGAGACAGACGCGGATGATTTGTACACAGAATTGATCCATGTGGCTGCAGTTGCTTCTGCTATTGCGGAACAAGTGATGGAAGAAAGAGAGCGTGGTCGAAATGGCGATGACAATGATCAAGGTCGATCACAAGAAAAAGCTGTACATTCATGGTGACTTGAACGCTCGTGAAATTAGAGAGTTAAAAAGAGAAGGGTGGCGCGTTGATTTCAAACGTGCTCCCTCTATACCTAACGATCAGGTAAACAAAAACGGAATACCCGTGGAAGGATATACATCATGCAAAAGTGTAAACGATGCAACAAACCGCTCAAAACATCAGAAAGCATCAAAGTCGGGTTCGGCCCGATCTACAAGAGGAAACATGATGAAGCGGAAGCGGAGTTCTTGAAACGGCAGATTACGTTGGATGAAGAACTAGCGTATCAACTGAAGGTGGCGAGGTAATGGCGAAAAGTCGAACACATGCGAATCGGGGAATGCAGCTAGAAAAATTGATTGAAGCAACCAACAAAATATATCGAGCAACTGGATTTGCTGATGTAAAGAAAGTACCTACACCGGTGAGGATTACGAGCAATAAAGGTGGACGGATCAACGGCATGGTCGTCAAGGGTGATCTAGTCGATTTTGTCGGGGTGTGCCAGGGGCGAGCGGTCATCTTTGACGCAAAGCAAACGTCCACACGGACCAGCTTCTCACTTTCAAACGTAGCGGCTCACCAGTATGAAACCTTGATGTCGTGGTGGAAGCAAGGAGCACATACATTCATCCTTCTGTATTTTTCAGAACGTGGCGAGCATTACATGTTGGACATGCGGGTGCTGAGTACGTACTGGGAGAACGCACAGCAGGGCGGCAGGAAGTCGATTCCGTACGATGTGATTGCTAACCAATGCGAACTGTTGCAAGCCTCAGAGGATTATCCACTGCATTATTTGAAGGCGTTGGAATGTGTGATATGACTCTGGCGGGCATAGTAATTGGTGCGTTTTGGACAATCAGCGTAATATTCGCGCATCGTAAAGGATATTTGGACGGTCATCATGACGGCTGGCAGATAGGACACAAAGAAACGAAAGCTGCCACTCATGAAGTTATGGAAAACATAAAAAAGAAAATTGAAGAGCGAGCGAGGAAAAAGAAATGACAGAAGTTTATCTGGCAAGCGGTTTGATCTTTATTACCGCGTATGTATTTGGATTCATCAAAGGTAAGCAGGAGTGACGTGATAGACACATGATGTGCAATTAGCCGAAATGAGGTGAACTAAAAGAAAGTTTAATAAAAACGCTGCATTTTGGAATTATGTTTAACTTTCCTTTTGAGCCAAACCAACCCGATTTTTTAAAAATCAAGTTGGAACCATTTTATATCATTAATTTACCGAATAATTCAATGAATAATAAAATGATTTTTATAACAATCAGCTTTGTTCCTAAGGTCATAAGTCTCACCTCGCTTTGCGTTTATTAGTATGTGCAAATTTAGTTTAAATATGTTTCTAGGGAGATTTTTGACCATTTGAGAACCTGCGAATTAATGAGAGGTGAAAAGCGTGTGAAAATATATATTTAGTATGAGCATTGCAGCGGGAGTTGTCTTTGAAGAAAAGATGGAATTTCCTGATGCCGTTACTGATGAGGAAGTTGAAGAAGAATTTAAAGAATGGGTTTGGAATCAATTAGATGCCAACTGGTATGAAGTTGATTGATACACGTTCCGACCAAACAATACAGGAGTAAAACGAAAAAGCGAATTAACTCCTGTATTTTTCAAGCGCCAGACGAATTGTTTCTCGATGCTTCGGACCAATGCCTGGAACCTTCTTCAAATCAGCACCTAACAGATCCCTAATGGTATCGGTTTTCTGGTAGTAACATCTCCTCAAAGGATAGAAGACTGCTGGTGGAAGGTCGAGTAGCTCGATGGGATCGTCCAGTGGATCTTCCGGTAATGCGGCTGCTTCGTAGATAAGCACATTGGTTATAGCCGTTAACTCTAAGGCAGCCATGATTCTGGCAAGATGAGGTAGCGACACACGCTCCACTTTTCCGTTGGCTAGATTGTAGACCGTTTCGTAACGTATTCCAGTGATGCGAGCTAGTTCATTCACAGAAATATTCCGGCTCTTCAAGACTTGATCAAGAACAATTTTGATTTCTGACATGGGTAACATTCCTTTTGTTTTTAATACATTATAACAATTATCCGGATAAACGGATAGATAGAAAGAGTGAATTATGAATCCAATCTATGAAATTAACAGACTGGCAGATCAGTTACCGCTGGCAGTAGTACAAGACTTACACAAACGCATAGCGGACTGGCTATCATCTGGCGGTAACTATGATGATCCGTACATGTTTCAGCAGTTGCGGTATGCGCAGAGAGTAGCGAAGGAGGGAGTCAAATGGTCAGCGCTAGAAACGAACTGACGATCTTGATTCTAGATGATATTGAAATCAAGTGGACATGGAAAGAAAGTGAGTTACTTCATTTTCGCGAAATGTGGAATGACGGTGTGCCGATTAATGACTTGGCTAGGGAGCTGAAAACAAATAAGCGGAGTGTTGCATTGCTCGTTATGGATCAGGAGATGAAGGGTGAGATTGAGCAGCGGAGATTTGGGTTTTATGGGAATTGAAGATTTAAGCAAATAAAAAAGACAGAGATTTCTCCCCGTCGTAGCTGACATTATTGTATCACATGGAGGGGTCCTGGTGAATATGGAAAATTTGTCGATTGATGGGCAAGGTAGGTTAGAAATTGATATAATGGCATTACCAATGAACTGTGTTGTGGTGATTTCGGAGGGTGTTGCGAAAGTGAGAGAGTTACCAGAGCATGGTGAATATAAGATTGTGACGCACCAGGGGAAAGTTCGGCGGATGCGGAGGGAAGAGGGGGAAGAGTTTTGAATGGTGCAGAAATAAAGTTTTACAAAGATCGCAGTGGGCTAATTGCAAAAGCTGATGTAAGACGTTTTATCGATAGTGACGAAATTTCTGAATACACAATTACTATCGGATCTGAGCTTGTGGTTAAACCTATGAATAAACAAAAATTAAAGCATCGAGATAGGAGAGTCAAAGTGCTTAGTTTTAACTTAAGTGATACTTACGGTGAAAGGGTTAATATACAGTTTTTAGATAATAATCGTAGAGGAATCATCGAAATAAGGGACTTAGAAAATTTCAGATAGAATAGAGGACAGTAAACACCGGTATGAAGTTAAGCGGAGGGGAGAGGGGGAAGAGTTTTGAGTAATCCAATCAAGTGTATTTTTTGTTTAGAAGATAAAATAGGGAGCGAAGAACACATTTTTCCAGATTCAATAGGAGGGGTATTAGTTTTTAACGAAGTATGTACTAAATGTAACAATGAGTTAGGGAGCAAGGTAGACACTCACCTCATAAATCACTACTTAATGCAATTAGCAAGACTTACAAAAAAAATCAAAGGGAAAACAGGAAAAATACCAAACCCATTTAGAGAAGGGATGCTTGAGGGAAAAAGTGAGTCTAAAGTACATTATAGATTTAACGATGATGGAGACCCGGAATCTGTTTACATTGTGCCAAGCCAAGAATTGTCTGAAGACGGAGCTAGCTTGAAGATTTTAATAGATCGAGTAGATGAGCATAAATTACCCGATATCATAAATAAAACTTTAAAGAGAAGAGGATTGCCATCTTTAACCAAAGAAGAAATTGATGAAAAAAAACAGTATGAAATAATACCTGATCCAAAGATAAATTATAAACCAAGTGTGGACACAAACTCTTATCGTAAAGCCATAATCAAAATTGTATATGAACTCACTTATTATTGGCTCGGAAAAAAATACTTAGACGATACAATGGGAAGTCGACTAAGAAATTATATACGTAGCGACGCTATAGATGTAGATGGAATTTATGGAAATGCAGTTATAGTTGATAAGAGTTTGGAATCTGATAACTTTTTATATTTGCTAGCAAATGAAGATAGTCATATTGGTATGCTGTTAATAGACGGCAATAATATTTATTGCACTGTAAACCTTTTTAATACTTTTCAAGGTAGCTTTTTAGTAAGTGAAAATGCAGAAAATTATCCTTATGCCGATAATAAGTTTTTAGAGAACGATGTACTAAATGAACAGGTGAGAGAATCGGCATATGAAACTGAGTTACTTCGCAGAGGTTATTTTGAATAGCAAAATTAATATTGATTGACACAGTCCTCCTAACTAACTAGAGGACAATAATTGATTACAGCATTGCGCTACGTCATTTGTTGTTTCGAATGGAGCATGATGAATATAAGATTGTGACACATTAGGGCAAGATTAAGCGGATGCGCAGGGAGGAAGGGAAAGAGTTTTGAAAAACGACAATTCAAGTATTATTGACTTTCAGGCGATAATAAAAAAAGCTTTCGAGGAGTTTAAAAAAGAGGCAATCCGTGACTATGATGAGTTGCTACGGAACTTCGATAAGCATAGTGCTATTGCTATCGAAAATAATGTTAAGGACGGATGGGGATTGATGGATTCTTTTACTCCGTCTGAATACTTAACACCGATGGATTATGATACAGAAAAAAGAGACGAATACTTCCTCAATATCTTTGAAAGACCGGATGATAAAATACTGCAAGTAGAGTTTAAACGAATAATTAAATTTATGGGGAATGGTTGGAATGAAAGTTTAACTGAATGTTTAAGTGCAATAGAAAAAAATAAATATAGAACTGTTATTCCATTTTTAATATCAATACTGGAAAGTGTAATGAATAAAACATTAAACAGAAGCAGAACTCTTTATGGAACTCCACTCAGGGAGGCATATAGCAAGAAAATCAGCATTTTACCAGAAGATCTTACTAAGCAAAATGCTATTAAAATACTGGGTATATTTGATAACTATGTCTTTAAAAACGGCATTTATCACCATAACCAAGTCCCTTTATTTAATCGGAATTTAATACTACATGGGAATGATAAACCTGATAGATGGAGAAAAATAGATGCTCTGAAATTAATAACCTTGATTTCGAGCTTAATTTCTGTGGATGAAGAGTTAAAAAAACAATAAGTCCCCCTGGCCAACCAGAGGACAACATTTGATTGCAGCATTGCGCTGCGTCATTTGTTGTCCTCTTTTTTGTTTTCAAAAAAGGAGTGAATGTGAATGGTTATAGCATTTGAAATTGTTTTACTGGTAATCATGTTGTTTTCCGCTGTGGTAGTTGCTGGTGAAAGAGAAAATTCTAGCGCGAGAGACGTGGTGCTTACAGTTTTCATAGCTAGTACTGCAGCTTTTATTGCGAGTGTGATGTTGTTATGAAGAGTCTTCAAGAACAACTTAGAAAGGTAGTTGAATTTCAGCAACGCGAAAGAAATAGAGAGCGTATTAATGCGAAAAGCGAAAGAGAAAATAAAAAAGTAGAACAGATGAATCAGGGTGATTGGGAAGAGATTATGGGAATTAATCGAGATACTTACAGACGTGGACCAGGCGGGGCAATTCGTAGACGATAAGAGGGGGAATCAGCATGACGGAAAAGCAAATTGAGGAACTTTTGAAAGATTATCATTGGATGGTCAATTCTGTCCGAGTTATGCGTGAGAATTTACAAGAGGTAGGCGGGAAATTAACTGCACAATATGGAATTGAAGCCGCTATGCCGAAAGCTCAAGGTGGATCTAGTGACCCTGTATACACAGAAGTCGTTCGTCGGTCTAAGCATTTCAAGACGATTGAAGGATACGAAAACAAAATTAAGCTGATCCAGCAGCATATCTACATCATTCACGATACGCGCGAAAAAGAAGTATTGCATTGGATACTGGAAGGCAAAGGGTATTCGTGGATTGCAAGACACATGGGATTATCTCACACGCATATCAAAAGATTCTTCTCTTCTATCGCTAAAAAGATTTCTAAAGATGTTCAAGATGTTCAAAACGTTCAAAAGTGCATTTAGTTCAGAAGTTTGCATATGCAGAAAAAAGTTTTATAGTTTGAGGGGGAGGTTTGGAGGGGGTGGGTGTTGCAATCCGCTAACTTTAAACCTTTAAGACATTTCCTTGTACATAATGATTGATAAAAAAGAGGATATTCACCTTATTTGACGAATATTGTCAGCAAGGAGGTGAATCTCATGTCAGACATTCAAAGAGATCCTGAAACGGAAGCTTTTATTGAAACTCAAGAACATGCTGATTTATTTAGATTTATGAGAGATGTATTTGAAAGTTTAGAGGATTACGATATTGATTATGATCCCGAAGTGGATGACCCACTAGCAGCTATGTCGGCTGTAGCAAGCGATAAATTTGAAATACCGCACCGGCAAGCAATGGACATTTATGTGGATATTCAAAACAAGCTAACTGAACACTTATTAAAATTAAGAGGGAGTAACAAGGACAAATTATGAGGGGGCCTATAAATTATACAGGCAGACGATTTGCTAGAGAAGTTGCAAATAATTACTCAAGAGGCAGGAGAAATAACACGCCGCCTGACGGTTCGGGTTGTTTAAAAGGCTGTCTAGTAGCAATAATAATTTGGTCGGTAATGTTGCTAATGGCAACTTGTTCCACCTGATGAAATACGTAGCATCTCTTCGGAGGTGCTTTTTCTATGCCTGAAAATATTGGAGGCGGAAGTGATGTAGAATGCCAAATTGGGAAGAGATACAGAGAGAGTGGGAAACGACTAAGATTACACTTGCCGCATTGGCTGAAAAGCATGATGTGAAGCTGGGTACGTTAAAGAGCAGAAAGAGCCGGGATAAATGGTTGAGGAATGCTCCTAAAAAGGATGCAACCATACAGAAAGATGCAACCCCAAAAAAGAAGGAGGTTGCAACCGGAAGGACGTCTTCTGACGATGATGTTAAAAAGAAATCTTCATCTACTGGAAAGAAGAAAGAACAGAAGAGAAGGAGTGGCAACCCTAACCCTTCCAATCAATTTACAAAACGGAACAGCACAGCAGTAACGCATGGCTTGTTCGCTAATTATATTAATGATGAACAACGAGAGATAATCGATCAGATGCAGACGCTGACATTAGCTGAACAGATATGGACACAAATAGAAATTAAGTTCTCTGCAATTATCCGCATGCAGAAAATTATGTGGGTAGATGACGAATGGGATCACTTGAAAGAAGAATCAGGAAGCAGCCAAGGGATAGACGGTGACAGTGTTTCATACAAGGTAATCTATGCACATGAACGTTATGAATCATATATCAAAGCGCAGACCAGGGCCATGGCGGAGTATAGGAATCTTGTGAAGCAATACATCGAACTGACAGACGAGTTTGACGAACGTAGATTGAAGTTGGAAGGCATGCAGCTCGATATCGAAAAGAGAAAACTCGAACTCGGCAACCTACGCGGTGATACAGAGGGCGATCCGCATGCTCAAGGCAGTAGCTATGAAGATGCATTGAATGCTCAAACGGAAGATGTATTTGCGGATGAGGTGATGGACGATGAAACGTAAGAAGTCCACGTCTTTCAAATTCCGTCCGTTTAGCCGTAAGCAAAAGAAGCTCCTAATGTGGTGGACTGATAAGAGTCCATATAAAGACCACGACATGATTATATGTCACGGCTCCATTCGTTCAGGTAAGACGGTCGCGATGATTGATTCATTCGTTACCTGGTCGCTTGCCAAACATCAGCACCAGAACTTTATTATTGCAGGTAAGTCGATGGGTGCTTTAAAGCGTAACGTACTGGAGCCGATGTTTCAGATATTGACCGCTAAAGGCATTGATTACCACTATCATCGTTCAGGTGATCCTTACGTGCAGATCGGAACCAATACGTACTATCTGTTCGGAGCGAACAATGAAGCAAGTCAAGATACACTCCAAGGTTTAACAGCTGCAGGTGCTTATCTGGATGAAGTAGCGTTATTCCCTCGGTCGTTTGTTGACCAGGCTATCGGTCGTTGTTCTGCTGAAACGAATGGGAATGGCGGTAAATTGTTTGTAAACTGTAACCCAGCCGGACCGTACCATTGGTTTAAAACGGAATTCATTGATAAAGCGAGAGAAAAGAAGATATTCGTTCTGCACTTTACGATGAACGACAACTTATCTTTATCTGAACGTGTCAAACAGCGTTTCTATCGTATCTATTCAGGAGTGTTCTTCCAGCGGTACATACTCGGCATGTGGGTCCTTGCAGAAGGTATCATCTACGACATGTTCAACGAAGACGAGCACGTCATTGACGAGTGGCCAATAGACATCCATGACTATCAAGTGGCGATTGACTATGGAACGAAGAATCCTACGGCATTCGTGCTGCAAGGCATTCATTATGATACGGATGGCGTGGCTACTTATTACAATCTGAAAGAGTATTTCTACGATGGTCGCGCTGAAGGTAAGCAGAAAACAGATAACACATATTACGAAGATCTTGAGACGTTTTGCGATGGGTACACCACTGAGGTGATTATTGACCCGTCAGCAGCGTCTCTTATTGCGTTGATAGAAGAAAGAGGCGTGCTGTCAGTAACCAAAGCGGATAACGCTGTACTGGATGGCATACGGACCGTATCCCGATTGATATCGGAACGAAGGTGCCTGACGCATCGTAGTTGCATCAATCTATTGCGCGAGCGTACTTCCTATGTATGGGATGAAAAAGCATCCAGTCGTGGCGAGGACAAGCCTGTTAAAGACTTTGACCACGTAATGGATGCAGAGCGATACGGAATATACACAAAGGAAAACAGAGGTGTTCGCTTGGACGACTACACTGCTGCACTTATGAGGGGGGCGAGAGTACATGGCTAAATGGAGCCAAACAATTAGTGGTGAAATATCGAAGTTGCGGTCACGTCTTCTCCTTCCTTTCGGATGGGGCGGCGTAACGACTGGCGGACTGGGTGGTAGTTATAAGTTAGATAGCAGCAAGGTAGATTATGAAATAACCAAACAACTGTACTTCAATACACATGATGAGTATAAATTAGGTGCCGGATTTGCCAAGCCGATCATCAACAATACAGTCGGCTTCATGGGAGTGCCGCAATACAAGATATCCGACAAGGATGCACAAGAGGTTATCGATTCGTTCTTCGAGAATAATGTATCCAATTTGCAACGTACCCAGCGTGATTCGTTGCGTGATGGCGATACGTACGTATGGATTACGAGAGAAGAGGAAAATGACGTTTCTTTGTATCCAGAAGAAAAAGTACGGTTGATTTACAACATCATCCCTCCTGGACAGATGAAGGATATCAAGCGAGATCCAATGACTGGTGTCGTGTTGGAATACGTATTGGAAGTAGAGCATCAATGGGAGAATGAGCAGGGCGACAAGAAACGCGCCACAGTCATCCAGCGCATCCGACGCGGCGAACGTGAAGTCGAAATTGACGGAGATCAACCGCTGGACATTGAACCTGGCATCGAAACGACTCCGTGGGACTTCATTCCAATCGTTCACTTTAAGAACGAAGGTGACGAAAGCTTATACGGTCAATCTGACTTAGAACCAATCGAACCATTCTTAAAGGCGTATCACGATGTCATGCTTCATGCGATGCAGGGTAGTAAGATGCACAGTACACCTAGATTGAAGTTGAACGTAAAAGATGTAGCAAAGTTTATGCGTAACAACTTCGGTATAACGGACGTCGCTGCATACTACAAAAAAGGCGGTACATTGGATTTGGACGGAAAGGAGCTCTTGATATTCGCCGAGGATGAAAATGCCGAGTTTATTGAAGCTCGCTCGGCCACTGGAGACGCTAAAGAATTACTGAAGCTTATCTTCTATTGCATCGTGGACACTTCTGAAACTCCTGAATTCGTGTTTGGTGTGCATACTTCATCCAGTTTATCGTCCGTTAAAGAGCAAATGCCTGTGCTCATCCGGTCAATCGAGCGGAAGCGTGAGCACTTTGCAGATAGCTGGAAGCGTCTTGCTCGTATCGTTTTGGCAATGACAGCGCAAGCGGAGAACAAGACGTATGAAACGTATGCAACCGAATTGCAGTGGGTCAACGTGGATCCTCGTACAACCAAGGAAATCAGTGAGGAATTGCTGAATACTGTTAACGCCTTGATCTTAGGATTGAATAACAATATTATAAGCGAGAAATCCGCTATCAACTTCCTAGCAAAACAGATAGATACGATGAATGAATACGAAGAAGAAGAGGGCGAGAGTGAAGTAGATCGTATAAAAACTACTCGAATCAATCGACTTCGAATGCCTGACAGCGATGACTTGGAAGGACAATTGAAAGAAATACAGAAGCGACTGAGCGGTGCTGCTAATGACGAAACGTAGAATATACGCGTTATCTGGTAATAGCACATTCGCATTGGAAGCTCGCAAACAACTGATTGAATTGCTTTTGCGACAAGATAAAGCTATCCAACAACTATTCATTCAGAACGCTGATGAGTTGGCCGCTGAAATCCGGAAGTATGAAGTGTCAGGCAATGCCTATCAGCTGAATGAAGTAATTGATAAGCTATTGCAGCAACAAGCAAGCAAACTGGAGGAAGGATTAACGCTTATCCTTCTGGACGGTTTACAAGCGAGTATTGAAGCGGGCATCCATCAATCTAAGCAAGCGACATTGCGTGTCCTGAATAGAGCGGGGATTGATTGGAAGCCGATGGAGCGTTCATTCCTCCGTCAACATACTAAAGCGGTCGAAGCTATGGAGACAAGAACTATCAAAGGTTTGAATCTATCAGATCGCATTTGGGGACAAAGCCGCAAGACGAGAGATGCTATCGGTTCCGTCGTCCGTGAAGCTATCGCGACAGGTGAACATCCATACCGTGTAGCTGAAATGCTTGAGCAATATGTCCGAAATGGTGCTGGATCATTGGTGTCGGACTATCCCAACATGATCGAACGTTTGGAAGGTAATATCCCGATGAACCTAAGCTATGAATCATTACGACTTGCAAGGACGGAAATGGCAGCCGCATTCGGTGAAGCAACCCGACAAGCTGCTGAACTCAATCCGTCCAACAAAGGAATTCAATGGAGTTTATCTAACGCGGGAGTCGCTTGTGATAAGTGCATTGGTATTGCTGGTCATAACGAGGGCAAAGGTGAAGGTGTGTACTCGCTTGAAACCTTACCTGAATACCCAGCACATCCGAATTGTTTGTGTGATTTGTCAGAAGTGACTGAAGGTGTTGAGGACTTCGTAGACCGATTAATTGAGTGGATGGCGAATCCGTTGGAACACCAAGATATTGAGCGATGGTATCAGACGGTTTATAAGACGGAGGATATTTAGGAGGTTTCAACATGATTCTAATTATTTCATTACTAGCACTCATTGCATCAGTGGCAGTGTTTATGATTCAAACGCTTGATTGAAAGGAGGTGAGAACATGAATACAGCTATGATCTGCGGAGAAATGGCGCAGACAGCCAAACAAATTTTTCAGCTTTTTGGAAACATGGCAGGAGAAATGAGGGTTGAAGATATCGCCACCGCTCCATCTGTCAACGTGGAAGAATTGAAGAAAGGCGACACAGATCCGCTCGAAGTCGTCGTAGAGATTCCGGCAAGTAAATCTAAGCGTGGCTGGAACTACAAAGGACAATCCTTGCAAGACATCGTCACAGCGGTCAACAGTAGCACGCTCAATGGTTTCCTTGGACATCAAAAGCCAGAGGACGTCAGCAATCAGTTCTTGCCTCCAGTAACCCATTGGGTCGGAGCGAAAATGGTTGGAGAGATTGCATACTTTCGGGGCGTTGTGGATTCGTCAGCTACAGATTTAAAGCGATGGATTCGGTCCGGTCGTATTAAGCAAGTTTCTATATTCGGTCGTCCTAAATTACAACGCTCCGGCAAAGAAACGAACGTGGTCGGATATGAGCCTATGAGCATTGACTGGACGCCATTAGATCGAGCGGGAATGAATACTCGCATTGTCGCCATGAGTGGTGAGATGTGGGACTTGGACGGTGAAGGCCCGACAGGTGAAATGAATGATGATAAGGGAGGTGCTGGCATGAAGCCAGAAGAACTACTAGCAGAACTAAAAAAGATGATGAATAACAAACAGATCACCGTGCCGATGATTGCAGGTGAAATGGATTGGAAAGCTGAGCAAGTAGCGACTGATATCGATAAAGAATGGGCTGCAGGTGTCACCGAGTCTGTCACTAAGCTTCAAGAAGTCGAGAAAGCGTTAGGCGTTTCAGGTGAAATGGACGTAATCCAAGTTGCCAAGGATGCTGCAGTTGCGATTAAAGCGCAAGAAACAGCGGGCTTTGAAAAGATGGTCGGCGAAATGATGGAAGAGAAGGTCAAGTCTGAAGTTGTTCGCAAAGAGTTGAACGATCCAAAGACAACCATTGGCAAGATGTGGGGCTACCACTCTATCGGATTGAATCCAGAACAGACGAAAGAAGAACTAGCTGGAGAGATGGATAAGTTCTTGGCTGATGAAGTAGTAAAGGGTCTTATCAGCAATCAGCACACAGACAAGCCTGCAGGTACAGGTGGCGGTAACGGCAATACCAATGCACCAAAATACAAAACAAAGCGCGTATCGCTTTAATAAGGAGGAAAAATACACATGGCAGAAGCAAGAGCGATTCCAACAACTACGCACACAGCGTATCGAGCTAAAGTATCTGACGGTAAGTCCGTCCGTGTAACAGTCCCGGCAAGCACTACAATCGAGGCTGGTCATTTCTACGAACTAGACGGTTTCTTTGGTACGGCAATGCAATCAGTGGTGACAGCTGTAGGAGAAACAGACGAGGTTATCCTGAACATCGAGCAAGCAGAATTTGAAACGGATCAAATTCAAACAACTAAAGCATTTCCGATTGGTGCATCTATTTACTTTACTGGTGGCAAATTTACACCAGAAGACGGCACAGGAGCAAATCGTTTAGTCGGACGAGTAACATCAGCTAAAGATCAAAATAACGTAATCTGGTTCATTCTCGGACCACAGGTATAAGGGGGATATAGACAATGACAATTCGTACACACTCAATTGATTCATTAAAAGAAAAACGTCGTGAAGGGACTATCGAATCCGAAGTCTCTTTTTTGTTTGATGGAAAAGAAGAAACTGTACCAAAAAAGATTGTAAACGGTGAAATGGAAGTAATCGATATCGGCAAACCTATCGGTGAAATGATGACGTCTGAATCGTCTCGTAAAGAGTTGATCCAGAAGGTTGTTCTTGATGTAGAACTTGGACGTGAAGAAGTTCCTGTTCTGTACAATCCAATCTACGATACACTGACGGACCCGAACTTCCCGAAGGAATTCGAAGCGAAGTGGGCACAATCTGGAACGGTTGTATTCTTCGAGCACCTTGAAGGTGAAGAAGTTAAGTTCGGTTCATTGCAAGCGGAAAACGGTCCTATCGCACGTCTGCAAGGATATGCGGCCGGATTCGAGTACACGAAGGAAATGCAAATGTTCAATCAAATGTTTAACTTCGAGATTCTGAACAAGGCATTTGGCGAAGCGCACAACGCAATGCTGAACCACCTTCATTTAGGTCCGATCATCAAGCATTCGTACAAAGCCGGAAACAAGACGGCGGCGGTATATGTGAAGCCTGATGGTAATGCAGGCACATCTGGTGACGCTCATCACATGTTGTCATTGCGTGCAACGTTGCGACAAGCATTGAAAGATGCACGTGTGGCTAAACGTCCTGGAACAGTTCTTCTCGCTAACTCAGCTGACAAAGAAGATATCCAAGAAGCGCTTGGTAGCATGACATTGCAAGCTACTCCGTATGGCGCAACAAGCGGCATTTTGGACATCATCTACTATGATGGCTGGGAAACTTCAGTCGCTCGTAAATCTTACGAATACCCAGGTGTCCCGCAAGGTAAAGCGTACTTAATTCGTCCTAAGCGTGGATTCAAGGAGCTTGTGAAACAAGGTTTGCAGGTGCAATCGACAATCGGTGATCTATCTCGTCTGGTGGAAGCGCAGATCGTCGGAGACTTCTGGCGTGGAGTATTTGCCGCTGTTGATGAAAATGTTCAAGAAATCACATTCCCTGGCCAATAAGAAAGGGGTGGTTTGAATGATTCCGACAGTATTGGATATCAAACGTCTGCGATTAATGGTGAACGATCCACTTCCCAACAACGAGGGGTTAATCCCCTTATTCTCGGATGAAGAACTGGCGCTCATGTTTTCTGAACATCAAAGCATCTATGGATTAGCCGCTGAAATATGGGCCATTAAGGCAGGTCTGATTGAAGGGGATATCCAGTCATATACAGCTGGTAACGAGAAGTACGATCTGACATCCATGAAGGATCGCTACACTCACGCATTGGCTATGGTGAAGATGTATAAGGAAAAGGAAGAAGAAGTGTTGGTTGACGTTGAAGATGAAACGAACGGATCTATGATGTTAAAGTTCCGCATACCGGATGTGATGTGACATGCACGCTATTGCAGAAATGCGACGCAAACATACGCAGTGGAGCATCCGACAAAACCCTTTGGAAATTATGATCAAACGCAAAGAGCGAATAAATATGGGCGGGTACATGGATGAAGTGGAATCCGTTACCGGTCCTTTTGTCGTGCGCATTTTCTCGACTTCCGGAGGTTCGATGCAAGAAATATCTACGCTTGCAGGCACTAAACAAGTTGATCGTTACTTCGGACTGCTCGCCGACTTTGCCGCGGACATCAGAGCAGGAACCCTTGTAACCGATGAATTTGAAGCAATGGGCATGATATTTCAAGTTAAGTCTATCTATTCACAAAAGATAGCAGGAGAAGTAGTCGGCTATCAAGGTGAACTAGAAAGGGTGACATGATATGGCGAAGTTTCAAGCAAAAGAATACTTGGATCGTAAGAAAGCCGGCATGTACCTTCTAGGGAACACGATTGGTAAAAACCTAGAAGGTACTGCAAAGGGCGGAGCGCCCTGGACAGACCGGACGGGTAACACTAGACGCGCTATTCATGGCGGTGCCGACGCTACTACTAATGGAGCTGTCATCTATCTAGCGCATGGAACGATGGTCGGAACGTATTTGGAAGAGGGTACAGGTATTTACGGACCTCATGGGAAACCAATTGTGCCTATTCATTCAAAAGCTTTACGTTTTACTGTTGGCGGCAGTCAAATATTCACGAAGTCTGTGAAGGGTATGCCGAAACAGCCGATCATAGAACCTACAGCTTTAGCAGCGTTACCCATGATTGAGGAACAAGTTATCAAGTACTGGGGGTCGACTTGATGCGTGAAGAAATACGCAACATGTTAATTGCTTCAGTGCCCTTGGTGAATGGCGAAGTGTGGGAACCGTCTGCTGCAGGTCCTAAAATGCCGAAACCGTCACTGGTTTATCGGGAAGGACCGCAAGAGACAAGCGAACCATATGCCGCCTTCACTTCGCTGTATGAAGTGTGGCCGTATGTTAAGCGTACGACTTTCAAACAGGTCGATGCGATATCCAAACAAGTCATAAATGCACTGCATCAGAAACGCTTTGATGTGGCAGGCGTTCCGCATTATGTGGAATATGTCGGTACCGCGTCAGAGGATATCGTAGATCAAGAGTGGGATGCGCTGACAAGAGGCTTACGCTTCCAAGTGTATTCACTTGCTTGGTTAATGCATTCGCCTATCGAACCTGATCCAGTTACAGCACTACAAGCGTGGTCAGCGAAGAAGTTTCCGACTTTGCAGACTAACCCGACGTTGTGGTCACCTTCTAATTTGGAGCCTGCGCTGTATTGGCGTGTGGAAGCGACAAGGAAGGTCGAACCGATGAACTGGGGTGCTTGGGTGACAATGCAGTTGAATGGCCATGTGATCGCTCCTGATGTTTCTGTGAGACGTCCGTTTGTGGATGGAGTAACTAGGCAACTGGCTATCGATCACAACATTCGGATGTCGGACGATTCGAAGATGCGTCTCCTGTCTGTTTCCGCGGATGACGGCTACGATCCATTTCGCCAAGGGCAAATAAAAATAGAAGTGAAATTCGGTGTGTTACGAGAACCTACGGTCTATCCGTTCTTAAAACACGCTTATTTTGATTCTGAAAGAGGAGGGGAAATACATGTCGAATGAAAAAAACAAAAAAGAAGTAGTGAAACAAGAAGTAATTCAAGCGGCAGCACGGCCGTTGGCGGTAGAAACTTTTTACACGCGCGAAGAAGTTAAAGCTACACCATCTGCTTTTGGTGTAGATGCAGAAGTGCTTGCTGGTGCGCTTTTTGGTGTAGAGGGCGACAAGCTAACGCGTTCACAAGTCACAACAGCGATTGAAAAATTCAAAACTCGGAAGGTGTGAATTAAATGATTGGAGCAATGTTTAAATTAGGAGAGCAAAAAGCTCGTCCAGGCGTATTTGTACGCTGGTACAACGCAGGTGGATACGCTCGTTATTCACGTCCTTTGGGAGTGGGTGCCGCTGTAATCAAGTCAAACTGGGGTCCTGTTGGCAAACTGTTCACGGTTGAAAGCGGCGACATGGTTAAGGAAATGGCGGGCACTGGAGATGGTGCCGATGTGGTCAAGGAAATTTTCGAAGGTGGAGCGTACTTCGTAAACACGGTTCGAATCGGCACAGGAGGCACGCCTGCTACTTTATCTCTTGCAGCTGAAACTCTCAAGACTGTCGAATTGCAAACTCTGTATCCTACATCTCGTTTGTTTTCGGTGACAGTTCGCGAAGCGCTTGATCCGACGAACAAGGAGTTGATTGTATTCGAAGGCGGTCGCCAAATTGAATCCATAACGTTTGCGGCTGGGGAAAACGAAGCACTTTCATTAGTTGCTGCGATTCTCGCAAAAAGCAAATTCCTCACAGCGTCCACAGACTCCGCTGAATCGACGACGGTGACAGCTGTAGTGAACAGCCCGTTAATTGGTGGAAAAGATCCTGAAACGGTAGCTGAAAACTACACAGATGGATTCAAACTAACAGAAACGAAGTTCTACGACTCTATTACGGTAGATTCAGAAGATCCGGCTATTCATGCGGCACTTCATGCATTCGTTCGTCGCAAGATTCGCGAAGGTTACCGCATGACTACATTCGTTGGTGAAAAGCCGACTGTCGACTTCGAAGTGCGCAAGTCTCATGCTAAGGCGTTCAATGATTTCGCTGTCGCTTACATCGGGAATGGGGTTCGGACAGCGACAGGCGTACTCACGGGCGCTAAAGCGGCTGCACGAGTGCTCGGTATGTTTATATCCGGATCGTACAAATCTAGTTTGACGGGTAACACGATTACAGGCGGTATTGGCATCGAAGGTGAGTTGACTGCTAATCAATACAATGAAGCGGCAACGAACGGCATGATGGTATTTAGCCTCAATTCAGATGGTATCCCTCAAATTGATTACGGCATCAATACGCTCGTGTCGCTTGGTGAGGATGAGGATGAAGGATGGAAGAAGCTTCGTCGCGTTCGTACTCGTTATGAGTTGATTGACCGCATTACAGTTAAGATTCACAAAGCAATGTCGAATAACATCGATAATAGCGCGAACGATCGCCAATTTGTTTGTACGCTTGCAAACGGCGAAATCGGACAAATGATTCGTGAAGGCGGGCTTGAGTCCGGTGAAATGATCGTGGATCCAACAACTGCACCTGAAGGCGATTCTGCATGGTTTACATTTAATAACCTGGTCGATCTGGACGGGCTTGAAAAAGCTTATCTTGCATTCGGATTCCAGTACTAATAGGAGGTAATGAAGAATGGATGGACGCTACGTATTTAGAGATTGCGTTCCAGATGGCGACGTTGTACTTGCAAACGTCGCTCCTGGTGACGTATTAAACAGAGAATGGACGTTTCGAGCGAACTTGCCACCAGAGGTTCAGGAGGCAATTGATGCAGGGGAATTTGATCCGCGAAACATTTTAACTGGTAAAGATGGAGAGTTATATGACGAAGACGGTAACTTCCTTGCTGAAGTAAACACGTGGCAGATGGCTGTCGGCTTCACGAACACCGACTACAACCCAGCAGGAAAGAAAATTGTGTGGGCAGTACCAACAAACTACACGATCACGTTAACGTTTACTGAAACAATCATTCGTGATTCCATCATGTTGCAAAAAGCATTGATCGGATTGAAAGACCGCTCAAAAGGCGCGAACTTAAACTTTACTGGCGTGTTACGCACAGACTTCGAATAATAGGGGGAACTGACAGATGACTGAAAAGAAAAAAGATCAAGACGAACTATTGGCGGTGGAGGGCGATGTCCTCCGCGGCCTTTTAGGCGCTTACGAAGATATCCAAGATGATATCACAACGATTGAAATTGCTCGTAAAGGCAACAAGTTATTCTCGTTTGATATTCGTGGCCTTTCAGAGAAACGTTATAACGACCTTCAAGATATGGCAACAAAGTTTAAAAACGCAAAGAATCTAGGCGGTGTGAAAGTTGCACTAGAAACGGACGTAACTAAGTTCCGCAGCTTGCTGATCTACCATGCAACAATTCCAGAGCATCGTGAGGAACTATGGGATAACAAACAAGCATGGAAGCAGCTGAACGTGCTGAACGGTCCTGACTTGATCGACAAGATTCTGAAAGCAGGTGAGAAGTCAGCAATCATTGACAAGATTGATGACATTTCAGGATTTGGCACAGAAAGTAGCGATTTAATAAAAAACTCATCGGAGCAGGAGGACGAGTAACCCTTCTGCACGAGATATTCCAAAGAACCGGTAAACTACCGGATGAAATCGGAGCGAAGCCCCTACCAATACAGGACTTCGCTTTTTCGTCTATGCGCGAACAACTAGAAAGAGAGTACGAAGAAAGAAAAGCGGCTGCACAAGCTGCGAATCGGAGGTGAGTGAATGGCAAGAGAGGTCTATCGTGTTGAAATACCAATTGAAGCAACAGACAATTACAGCGCTGAAATTAGAAAAGCTGAACAATCGGTCACGCAATTTGAAGCGTCAATGAAACGGTCTACCAGTATGGCGAACAAGCGTCGCAATGATTTCAACCGCGGCAAGTGGTCGATGACGTTAAATGCTGTAGATAAAGCGTCTCGTGTAGTAAGCCGTGTAACATCTTACATTCACCGCGTCGCGAATCGTAGCTACCGCTTTACTTTGCGAGCTTATGACTTGGCTAGTCGTGCAATCGGCGGGGTCCGCAGGGCACTTACAAGCATTCCTGCACTTGTTACAGTCACATTAGGAGTAATTGGTGCAGGTAAGTTGAAAGACGCCACTGTCGGTGCTGCTATGAGCTTTGAGCAATATGAAGTATCCATGCAACACTGGCTAGGCGGCAATGAAAAGAAGGCAAAGAGCTTAGTAAAGTGGATGGGTCAGTTCGCTGATACGACGCCATTCAGTTCCGTTGATTTGTTCCCTGCGTTGACTAGAGGGTTAGGTGTTTCTAACGGAGATGTGAAGCAAGCTCAAGACTTACTCAAGTTATCTGCCGACATGGCCGCACTCACCCCTGAAAAGAGTGTTTCTGATGCTATGGAAGCGTTAGCGGACGCTCAAATGGGAGAAATGGAACGACTTAAAGAATTTAACGTAAAAGTATCTAAAAAGGAATTCGATAAGATTGGCTATGCTGGCGTCGTTAAACAACTCGCTGAAAAGTTTGAGGGCGGAGCGGCAAAACTATCCCAAACAAGTGCAGGTATTATCAGTACGTTAAAAGGGTACAGATCTTCTTTATTCCGCTCTATGGGTGAGGGCTTCCTTGATCCGATGAAGCCACGTCTCGACAATATCAGTAAATGGCTAGAAAACAACCAAGATACTTGGGGTAGATGGAAGAGCACGGTTAAAGGTCACGGAAAGCAAGCGTCTGAATTCGTCTTTTCTAATTTAGAAAAGGGTTTCGGTCACGTTCGTGAACGTTATCTCGATAACAAAGAGTTTATGGATTTATCCTTCAAAGGAAAAGTCGACTTTGTTATGGGAGACATCAATCAATGGTGGAGTAGTAAAGGTAAGCCGGGTCTTGATGGTTGGTGGGAAGGTACAGGTGATATGTGGGGGAACGTTAGAGAAACAGCTAAGGAGAACGGCATGTTTTCCAAAGAGACTGCTACTTCTGCCGCAGGAGCCGGAATCGCTACACTGGGAGCTGGGGCAATAGGAGCTATGCTACTAAGTCCTTTGCTGAAAGTTATCACCGCGCCTTTCAAAGCGGGTAAGTGGGTTAAGGGGAAGATGCCGGGTAGCAAAGTTCCTACCCCGCCTATCATTCCCGGAACACAAAAACCCAGCGCTGGTCCTAAACCACCGAAGCCACCTAAAGTTCCAAAAGGTCCTGTCATTGTAGATCAGCACGGAAAACCACTTTCTTCGTCAGGCCATCAACCTAAGTCTGTGCCTACACCGCGACCAATCGTAACAGAAACGGTGGCTAGAAAAACAAGAACCAAGACTTTCCAGAAGAACAACTGGCCTGGTCCAGCACCTAGTTCAGCTCCTTATCCAACATGGATGAAGAAAATGATTGACAGACCGGGCAAAGAAATGAAATTACCTAAACAAACAACTAAAGCCTTGGAGAAAATGAGCACCAAAACGCCAGCTGTTAAGTTGCCGAAAGGTCTTGATAAGCTTGGTAATTTCGGTAAACGGATACCGTTGCTCAGTGCAATTCTAGGAACCGCTGCAATCGTCGGTGCTCCTAAAGGAGAAAAAGCGAAAGCTGTAGGTGGAGTTGGTGGAGCTATCGCAGGAGGTGCGGCCGGTGCGGCTGGTGGTGCGGCAATTGGTTCCGTAGTACCTATCATCGGGACTGCTATCGGAGGCCTAATAGGTGGCATTGGTGGAAGTATCTTAGGTGGAAAAGGCGGAGAAACTATTGGTGAATGGGCTGGAAAGAAATTCGGCGCTAGAAAAGCTGAAGCAGCAGAGGTGGCACCGAGTGGATCTGCACCAATGAGCTCAGGAGAACCTGGTAAAATGCCGGACTTTGCCGAATTAAACCAACACGCTCAAGCTTTAACGGCAAGCGTTTCAGGAATGGCTTCAAAAGCTGAAGCTGCGTCACATAATATTGAAGCTATCACCATGACACTTGGCGAGTCGGCTGGATGGGTAGCCGGTGCATTTTACCCTCTTCAGGGAGCTGCTGAAGGTCTAACTCACAACATTGATGCTTTAACTATGACTACCGGTGAAGCAGCAGGATGGATGGCCGGCGCGTTTTATCCCTTACAGGGAGCAACAGAAGGGCTAGTCCACAATATCAGCGCCATGACAATGGTGACTGGTGAAGCGTCTGGTTGGATTGTCGGCTCATTCTACCCTCTTCAAGGTACGACTGAGGGTCTAGTTCATAACATTAGTGCGATGACGATGGTTACCGGTGAAGCATCCGGCTGGATAGTGAGTGCATTTTATCCGCTGCAGGGCACAACTGAAGGTTTGGTTCACAACATCAGTGCCATCACCATGACGCTAGGTGAATCAGCAGGATGGATCGTCGGTGCATTTTATCCGTTATCTGGTGCAGGGGCTATGTTAACGCAAAACACGACAGCGTTAGGCATCACGCTAGGGGAATCCACTGCAATTGTAGCAAGTTCCTATCTTCCTTTGGCCGGTTCTGGCGCAATGGTGAATCAAAACACCATGGCACTCGGAATGGTTCTTGGGCTGTCTTCAGCGGTTGTGGCAGGAGCCTATATACCGTTAGCTGGTGCAGGTCCGATGTTAACAGGTAATACAATGGCACTCGCTATGACGCTTGGCATGGCATCCGGCTGGGTGGCTTCCTTGAATGGAATACAAGCAGGAGCCGCGGCTGTAAAAGGTGCGTTGTCGAACCTAGCCGCTCGAATTGCAAGTGTTTCAACACCGTCAGTTAGTGTAGGTGCTCCGAGTGGTGGACGCGGCGGTCCTAAAGCTTATGCAAAGGGAACAAGATTCCATCCAGGCGGTGACGCAATTGTAGGAGATGGCGGAGGGATGGAATTATTACGCTATCCAAACGGAGAGATGGCACTTTCTCCTAGCACAGCTACAATGATGAATCTACCTAGAGGTACAGAGGTATTGACGCATCATAAAACCATGAACTATTTGAATCGAGTACCCGCTTACGCGGAAGGTGTAGGATTCAGTGGAGGAGCTCCTGAGCCAATCCTTCCAGGCTATGGTGAATCTGAACAACCTACATTGTCACTCGCTGGATCGATGGCAGGGACAGTGAAGAACACAGGCGGTTCTGTACACGTTTCCGCTCCTATATCCGTGGAATTCAACGGCGGAGGACAAGCAGACGAGAAGTTGATTTATGATATCGTGGTCAATTACAGTCGTGAGTTCGTTGAAAAGTTGCGTGAAGCGTTAAATAACAGGTCAAGATGACGGGGGGAGTAAAGTATGAAATTTTCTTTTGTAGATCCAGTTAATAAAAAGACGTTAATACTTCCTGTCCCTCCGTCTTCTATGACGGTTACAATGGGCACGAAAGTAATGACGTTTGAACCTACGGTGTTGGGTGAGATTGAACTGCCGAGAGGACGCAAACCTATTAGCTTTAGCTTGGAAGGAATGCTACCTGGATTGAATCAATCTATCAGTGATAGAGATTCTGATATATCACCAGAATCGGTCATTGAAAAGATTAGAAGTTGGACAGAATCCAAACGACCAGGCGGCAAAGAACTTCGTTTCATAGTCACTGGGACCGACTGGAACATCCCGGTGTTCTTGCGCGACATCGAACCTGAGTATTCAGGCGGGTACGGCGATATCAAATACACGATGTTTCTTACCGAGTTACGGCCGTTCACGGTTAAAGAAGTGAAGCGGACTACATCCGGCAAGAAGGAATCTCGTCCATCTAAACCAACGCCTAAAGTTCATGTAGTTGTTAAAGGTGACTCGTTGTGGAAGATAGCCAAGAAGTATAAACGAAAAGGAAATGACTGGAGAGAGTTGTGGAATGCGAACAAAAAGAACTTAAAAAGCAAAAATCCTAACTTGATCTATCCTGGTGAAAAACTGATTATACCGGCAGGGTGGTTAAAATGATCGATTTGATGAGAGTGGATTATCGATTAACATTATTGCCGCCTAACGGATCGAAGATCGATATTACGGAATTGATTGAATCATGGTCACATGAAGAAATGGAAGACCAGATTGCTGCCAAGTTAACCGTGAAACTAAAAAACGTAAAGCGAGACGATGGTTGGATTCACCAACATGTCTTTTTGGACAAGCGTTTGATATTCGAGGCGACAGATGGTACTGGTTGGAAAGAAATATTCCGTGGGTCATTCAAGAGGTGGAAGACCACTTCCGATAATCACACAATACAAGTAGTTGCGTATGATCCGTTATTCAACATCACGATCTCGAAAGAGCATTATTACTTCAAAACGGGCATGACAGCAGCTGCAAGTATTAAACAAATTGCAACCGAACAGGGTATTCCTATCGGCAAAATTGACGGGCCGAACAAGAAGTTGACAAAGAAATTATATAAAAATTATATTGCTGACACTATCACAGGGCGGATAAAGGAATCTGAAAGGAAAGGCAGCGGTAAATACATACTCCGATCCACTAAAGGAAAGATGGAGTGCGTATTGCAAGGTGGCAACGCAGTTATCTACGAGCTGGACGATTGGACGACAGAAACAAGCTCTGATGAGCGCTCCATCGAGAAGTTGGTTACCCGAGTTAAGATTTATGGCAATGCTAAAGGTGATAAACGACCGAAAGTTCAAGCTACAAAGAACGGTCAAACTAAATTTGGTATTACTCAGGATATCTTATACAAGTCGGATTTTGACAATATGAATGCGGCAAATGAGGCGGCGGCTGAAATATTGAAAGAAGACGGAAAGCCAGAAATCAATCGTCCTATCGTCCATCCAGATATACCGTGGGTGCGAAAGGGAGACAAGATAAAGGTGAATTCAGGAACAATAAATACAATGTGCGTCGTAAAAAGCGTAGACCGCGGTAGCGACCGAATGATGACACTACAGCTGAAAGGGTGATAGAAATGTCGATGAACAATGTAGTGAACGAAATGGCTGGAATATTAACTGATACGGCAAATGAAATATTCGAAAAGAATATTAGTTTTTCGGTCTTCGGAACGCTTGATTCAAAGTTGGATTTATTAATCGACGGATTCGGCGCGACGATTCCATCAACTGACTATCATAAGCTGAGGGGTTTGACATTTGTGCCGAATGACCGCGTGCTCTGCATCCCGATTGAGGACGGTCATACATTTGTATTAGTCGGGTTGGTGGAATGATGACGGAACAATTATACCCATCGTTTGACGCTCCTGATTTGATGGCTGATGAAGAAGTTGAAGAGTTGCGTGAGATAAACGGCTATAAATTCGACTACGAAAAAGAGCGCTTGGTGGTAACTGGTACCGGTCGCACTGTAAAAGGTGGACCTGTGGACGCTTATCGCTTTTGGGCGGTTAAGTGTTGCTTGACGGAACGCTATCAATATGCGGCTTATAGTTCGGATTTCGGCGTGGAATTTCAATCCATTATTTCTGCTGGATATCCAAGGGGTATTGCGGAGAGTGAAATCAAGAGAACTATCACAGAAGCTTTGATGGTAGATGAACGAACCGTATCGGTCGAACGCTTCTCTTTCGACTGGGAAGGTGATTCTTGTTGGATTTCGTTTCAGTTGGAAAGTGTATATGGAATCGACGACGTAGAAATACAGAGGGGCGGTGAATTAAGTGGAAGAATTCAAGCTGCCTGATTTTCTGCAGGGAACTGAAGATGGAATGCACGACGAGATGATCCGCATGGCCCCTCTAAATACAGATACAGCGGAGGGGTCTTTATATTGGGATCACACCAGACCTACAGCGATGATTGCGGATCGTTTAATTAGCTATGAACTGACAATCGCATTGATGATGAAGTTTCCTCAATTCGCCGAAGGGCAGTTTTTGGATTGGCACGGGGATCCGGTTGGGGTATATCGGCGTGCGGCGGTTAGCGCGGTGGGCGAAGTGACGTTTACAGGTACGGAAGGAACCGTCGTACCTAGCGGGACTATTGTAACGACGATAGGTGATGAAAACGAAGAGTCTTTGCTGTTTGAAGTTATGGAAAGCGGAGAAATCGGTGAGTTGGGAAGTATCGTGTTGTCTATTCGGGCCGTAGAGCCTGGAGTGGTCGGAATTGTACCTGACAACTCCATTGTAGGCGTTACAGAACCGATCAAAGGTTTAACTCGCATAACCAACAACCTTCCCACAGAAGGTGGAGCTGAAGCTGAAAGTGACGACTCGTTACGCGAACGCATATTGGATAGAAACCGAAATAAACCATTGAGCGGAGCGAAGAACGATTACAAGAGATGGGCAAAAGAAGTGCCTGGCGTCGGTAACGCTATCATATTACCCTTGTGGGATGGAGACGGTACGGTGAAGGTGTTGATAACTGATACCGAAAATAAACTGGCTACCGTTGAGTTGATTCAATCAGTTAAGACCTACATCGATCCGGTGGATGGTATGGGTGAGGGTGTTGCTCCTATAGGATCAACGGTAACAGTGGACACGCTAACACCTATCCTATTGGCACTAAAACTGAATTTGCAAATCAAAGATGGCTATGAATTGAAAGATGTGGAAGAAAGTATAAAGCTTAACATCAACGACTATCTATCAGATAAAACAAGCGTACGATACATGAAGTTAAACGCCATCATTACTAATACTAACGGCGTCCAGGATCACAACGGTTTACTTGTAAACGGAACTGAAAACAACATTATACTGCAGGTGGACGAGCGCGCGTTTGTTGGTGTGATCGAGGTGATGAGCTTTGTCTCTTAAAATCACAACAGAAATAGGCAGAGAGATGTTGGAATCTGTTACGCCGATTTACAACAATGACGACCTCGCCCTGTCAATATTCGAAGCAAACGGGAAAATAATGGACAATCTATCTGCGTTCATCATGGATTTGAAGCGTGAGATTTATCCTCAAAATTCCACATGGTCCATTGAGCACTGGGAATACATGCTAGGCATTGACAACAAAGAGGATAAAAGAGACCCAAACGCACGTGTCCAGCGTGTTTTATTGGAGCTTAACAAATATGCTCCCGTTACCCGAAGTAGAATGAAGTCTATTGTAGACAGCTATACAGAAAGACGTTCAGCACAGGTTTATGAGTACGACAGACAATACCGATTCCGCATTGTCGTGCCTGAAGGAACGCCGCTTAAAAGAGCTGTATTTGATGCGGTAGAAGAAACTAAACCCGCCCACTTACGTTCATCTTTTTACGTCCTGGTTAACGGCGTATTACATCAACTAGACCCGGAGAAGATGACGATTGCTCCTGTTATCAAATACAGGATGCGGATTGGCGACGGGTTCACGAAAAACATTCCGATTGAAATGCTTTTGCGTGCAGAGATGGGAATTGGAACACCTTTCGTTTCTGGCCAAAGAAGATGCGGAAACAAACAGATAGACCCATATCTTGGGAAGTCTTTGTTGGTTAACAATAAAGTGAAGCTAAGTACAACGACTGGTGTCAGGGTTTTCGAAAGTATTCGGACCAAAATGCCGTTTGAAGGGATTTCCAAAGTCGTTATCCCACGAGTTGGTGTTCATAGCGAAGCAGGCGTCTCTGTTCTAAAAACTATGCGCTTTCCGGGATTAATATTTCATTCTGACTGGGCGGTAAAGGTTAGCGCCACAAACTTAATCGGAACGTTCGATTCAATAAAAACTAAAATGACGCAGCCGGGAGAAATTCAGGGTGCGTATTTGTTTTTGAATCAGGAAAGTTCGATAGGTGTATCGGATATAAACAACGTGAAAACTAAACAGCTATATCCTGCCGATTCCGATACAACTGATTTCAGCATCGAAGCAAAAAGAACAAATGGAATATCTCGACTCAAGCGTTGTGGAAGCGCTAGAGCTAACAGAAAGGAATGATACGGATGGCGGTAGAGATTAGCGAGAAAGCACTACAGAAACTCTCGAATTATATCGATAACCAAGTAGTATCCGCAGATTACACGATCGACTCGATTACACGACCTATCGGTATGCGGAGAAGTATTATCTCGGGTTCTGTCGTAAAGAAACACGTGTACTTGACAACGAAAGATCCAACTGGCTTCGTCACCAGGGTACGCTTGTATGATAAAGATGGAGATGTTTTTGTTACATTAACAGACAGAGTGGAGCACAAAGAGCGCAGAGGTCGTCTCTTTGAATTTATCTTTGATGTCAGTATTGGGGAGGGGACTAAATGATGGTTAGGAATTATATCGGACCTACAGAGTGGGAAGATGACATCATCAACGAGGTGACAGGAAAGGTGACCTATGAAGGTACGCCACTAGATGAAACGAATATGAATAATATCGAAAATGGTATTTTAGTAGCCCATTTAGATATCGGTTTAGCTGCACAGATGGCATTACAGTTGTCTAGGTGGAACGTCTTAGAAATCGAAAGATACAAGAAACAAAAGTTCTTGCAGGGCGCATCTACCATTACAAGCTCTGGATCGAACGGCTATTTCAGAAGTGCTGATCCATTCGTGCAAGTAAGTCTTAAAGGTTTTGCGCAATTGAACGCACCTAACTATGACGTGCAACTGTCTATTACAAGCGGCGACACAGGCCTCGCGGGAGATTTGGAAGTATACGATAAAACGCAAAATGGTTTCAAGGTGCGTATGACGGGATCGGCGAAGTCGGTCTCTTTTTTATGGACATTATTAAATCCAAACATTTGATAGAAAAGGAGTGGTTTTTGTGATTATCACAAACGTAAATGAAGGTACGAAAGCAAAGGTTGGACTGTCTGGAACTACATTGAAAATTGGTGGTCAAGTATTCATTGATTTGGCATCAAAACAAAAAGATGTACAGCACGTTGTCGATGTTTGTTTGGATAACCAACTAGAGACTATGCGTGAAGGTTTAGGCGCTTGGTACGTAGCGACAATCGTTATTCCTGCTCGTCAATACGAGTTCGTTCCGAATGGTGAAGATGACGAGGGAGAGATGCAGTATAAGCGAGTGGAACGCGCCTTGGATTTGTCGACAATAGAATTGCGCTTGTGGGCATTGCCTGAAGGTTATGGACAAGAAAAAGCAACTTTAAACGAACAGGAACTGAATGAAGGGGGAATTCAATAATGCCATTTATCTTATCGATGAAAGACACATACAGACAATCAGTAGAGGCGGCAACAGGCGGGCGTAATACGGTGATGTACGACGATAAAGGAAACCCTTCCGTAATGGTATGGGTGCCGCGATTCAACCTGAAAGATGTCATTACAGGAGCGCCCGACACTCCGCATCCAGCTTTCATTGTTAACGGAGTAGTAAAGGATGGGATTTGGATTTCCAAGTACCAAAACGTCATCCATGACAACCGCGCTTACTCGTTGCCAGCTCAATCTGTTGCACATTCTATTAACTGGGATAACGCAAAGGCGGCATGTGAAGCTAAAGGAACAGGTTGGCACATGATGACGAATGCAGAATGGGCAGCCATTGCTTTGTGGAGTAAGAAAAATGGCACGATGCCACGCGGTAACAACAACTACGGTGGTGATCATGCAGCGACTCACGAAACAGCTATCCGTGACACGAAAGACGGCGATGGAAAAACTTTAAAAACGTTATCCGGAACCGGACCTGCTACTTGGAGTCACGATCACACGCCTGCGGGCATTTTTGATCTTAATGGTAATGTTATTGAATGGGTTGATGGATTACGTATTGAACAAGGACAAATTTACCTTCACAATGACAACAACTTCGAGACTCCGAAAGATGACTTAACACAATGGTTGGCAACTGGTGTGTACTTTGATTCGGAGGGCGGTCAATTAGTTATGAATAGTAAAAGGGTAACCGAAATGACAAAGCCTCTAGGGAGGGCTATCGAGACTCTTCCTGCCGCTTCCGCCTATACTATACCTGAACTAATAAAATATCATGCCCTCGCTAAAATCGACGAGGAATCACATGGGGGCGATTACATCTCCTCCGATAACAGAGGTTCTAAATTTGTGTCGCGGGGCGGCTATTGCACGATTGGCTCAAATGCTGGTGTGTTCTATGCGTATGGCGACAATCCGCGATCGAATGCTCATTCGAGCATCGGTTTCCGCTCGTCTTTTGTGGGCTGAGTTCTGATTACTGAAATCTGTAAGGGTCATGTGATAGCGGGCCCTTTTCTTTGGAGTAAAATATACGCCAACATACAGATCATGTAAATCACTAGTAGATTGTGTAGCGTATTCATCTAAAGAGGACGTGTAGTTCAAATTGGATATTTTCTTGTTGAAAAATCGACTGTCGCAAAGTGAATATGATGAATTGACGAATAAATTAAGCGTAGCATAACTTGTAGTTATTTAAGGGAGACTGGTAAAGTATTCTTAAAGGGAGGATGCTTTATGAAGCTATATCATAGTTCGTATTTAAAGTTATCAATTTTAAATCCTACAGTAGGTAGTGATCGTCATGACGGTGAAGATCCACGTGCTGTAGGTCAGCCCGTAGTATATTTGACGGCTGCAGAAGATGAAAAGATGCGAGGTAAGGGAGAAGACCATGTAGCAACGTATAAATATATTGTCGAAATTCCAGAAGATGATCCAGATTTATTTATAGATGAAAAGGATTTTTTGTTCATACAAGAATGTAATCAGGCCTTCGAAGAAAATGACTTAACGAGATGGTATTTCTTAAAGAGGTCTATTGCTGTTAAGCAAACATTGGAATGGAATGGAGAAGTATATGTAGAAAGAGAAAACTTCTAATGCACATTCGGATCATATGCGCAGCAACCAGTATCAGGTTCCGGTGGGGGAGTATTTGGCAGTTGAAGTGGAGAAATAATGCGGACACTATTTTACATCTTGAGTAAATGAGATTTTGGTCGAATACTAAAACTATTTAGCTCAAATTAGAAGTCACTTCTCCACTTGTTATATGATTGTATATAACGAATGGAGGAGAAATTTTGAAAAAAGTATGGGGAGATTCAGATGTAATTGCAACTGAATTCTTTGATATAAATAAAGATAGGGAAATTAAAAGATTGAAAGGTGAAATTATAGAAATAGACCCCTCAAAAATAGTAGCACTTGCTAGTAATTATAGCTATGAAACGGTTTTTCAAGATAATAAAATGAAAAAGTTAATCGCATCAGTAAAGAAAAACGGGTGGATTAATGAGGGATTAAATTCTTTTAGTCTGGTTATGTTTCCCAATGGTAATATGGTAGTTGGCTCTGGAGGAAACCATAGGGCTGTACTAGCTAATGAGCTTGGCTTGAAAAGTGTTAAAGCATTTGTTTCAAAGATAGTTTATTGTGATTAAATACACTGTTGTAACATAATGTGCAACAACAATAAAAAGGATTTCCTTCTTTTCTGTCGAATATTGGAAGATAGAGAGGAGAGATGAATCTGTGCAAGAAATGAGAATTGATACAGAAGGTCGAAAAAGGATAAAGTTTACTGTGGAAGAACTACCGGATAAGATTGTTTCTGTAGCAGAGTATCACGATGGAACAACATTAAAAATGACTCAGTTAAACAGCGGAGAAATAAATGTTGAATGTAACAAAACGCTTGTATTACAGCCTGACGGATATACTGTCACGATAGTTTAATTGATTTTTTCTTAAGAGCGCCCTTTCCGGGGCGTTCTTTTTATTTTCCTAAATAGAGAAAAGGGTGTGGGGTGAGATATGACGCAGACGGAGGAGGAGCTGGACATGCTCGAAAGACACGATGAATTGATACATCATGATATTATACCACGGCTGGAAAAAGTCGAGAAAGCGCAGTTGGACTTTAGCACACAAGCGGAGGTAATCACGGGACAAGTCAAAGAAGTCACGGTTCAGGTTGCAGAAATTAAGTCTTCACAAACGAATTTAGAACTGACCGTCATGAAAGACGGTCAAGAAACCAGAAGCATTCTAAATAAATTCGTGGACCATTATTTCGCGACTGACAAAGAACGCCTGCAAACAGAACGTGACGTAATCCATGTAGATGAGCGGATTACACTAAAGCGTTTCTCTACACGCGAGAAAATCGTACTGGGAGTTGTCGGCGCATTTGCAGGATCAGGCGGAATTTTAGCAGGGATAGCTGCTTTAATACAGTTTTTAAAATGAGAGGAGAAATAAAATGAGAATTAATTGGAAAGTACGTGCGAAAAATAAGTTGTTCTGGCTGGCCTTGGTGCCGGCTTTTTTGTTGGTCTTGCAGATTGTCGCAGCATGGTTTGGTGTGGAATTAGCGGCCGATTTGATTGGCCTTGAAGCTACTAAATTCATTAACTCCGTGTTTGCTTTACTCGTTATCTTAGGTATTGTCGTAGATCCTACTACTGACGGTACTGATGACAGCGATCAAGCAATGAGATATCAAGAGCCACGAAAAGATAAAAAGAAAGGGCTGAAATAATTTGAATAAAACAGAATGTGTAGTGTGCGGAAAAGAAATCGAAGTACTGGAACAGTTTAATGGTGAAATGATGTGCGAGGAATGTTATCAGAATCCAGAAAATGAGGTGTTTGGCGATGAGTAAAATCTTTATCGATCCAGGTCACGGTGGTCACGACCCAGGCGCTGTTGGAAAACGTTCACGAGAAAAGGACAATGTACTAAAAGTAGCTTTACGACTGAAAACTATTCTCGAAAGTTATGGGCATGAAGTGAGACTATCACGTTCAACTGATGTATTTATTCAGTTGGGAGAGCGTGCAAGAGTAGCTAACGCTTGGGGAGCCGATTACTTCTTCAGCTTACACGACAACTCAGCTACAGCATCAGCAACAGGTTTCGAGACGTTTGTCTATAATGGTAGTGTTAGTGCCGCTACAACAAAACTACAGAACGCTGTACACAGTTCAATCGCTAATCAAATCGATATTCGTGATCGCGGCAGAAAGAGAGCGAACTTTGCGGTTTTGCGCTTAACAAATATGCCGGCTGTTCTTGTAGAGTATGCTTTCATTTCAAATTACAATGATGAAACTATCTTGATTGATGAAGTGGAAAAACTAGCGTTACTGACAGCACAGGGAATAGTTAATTATGCTGGAGGTAGAAAGGATGTGGCAGCAGTGCCGAATAAACCTAAGCCGTCACCTGCACCAGAGAAGCTAACGATCGAGTTAGAATTTACGTCCGGCACGTTGCGTAAAGAAGTAGAAACGTTTTTAGGTAGCAAATTACAGCAAGAGATTACAGTTAAGGCGGCATCAGAACGAGGATATTCCTCTGCATGGATTAAAAAGCAAGCAGATGGGTCCGCGGCTAACGGCGATTTAGTAGCACTGATGATTGGTGCTGGGATAAAAGAATTTAAATAAACGTATAAAGCGACTCTATCCATTGTGGACGGAGTCGCTTTTTTATTTGTCTATAAATAATGCGAGGGCATTCTTTAGAAAAGCGCCCTGTCAGGTTGGATTTGGGGTGCTTTTGTTTTTAATTAATATAAAAAAGGACCCTTAGGGTCCTAAAGAAAACCACAATTATGTTACATGTCATCTGACATGCGTTTGAGATAACCTCAAACCAGTAATTTGTGTCAAGTGCTTACAAAGGTAAGCAAATTAGAAATTAATATCATATAAATCATAACACAGCTTTACTTCATGTCAAGCAATAACTTAAGTTTATTCTTAATACGGCTTGATGTCTCATAGTTAATGGATCCTAACCGTTTAGACAATCTTGCCTTACTAATGGTCCTTACTTGTTCACATATTGCTACTGAATCGGAATCTAAAAACGGAAACTGAGACTTATTTAATTTTAAATGTGTCTGCACCTTTAAAACTGTTTTGGATTGGCCTTGTTTCTGTACAACTTTTGTCCGAATGTTTTTACTAAGTGGAACAACGGTAACTCTCCCGGAACTTTTGTTGTATAAAGATTTTGAAACAACTAAAACAGGTCGTTCATTACATTGTTCTTCACCGACATTCTCACCTATAAAACATTCAAATATATCTCCAATGTTTACGGACATATTAATAATCGCTTGTTCGTTATCAATACAATGATGAGCGAGTTTCTCTTTTGAAGCTTTCCAATCACTAATTCTAATCGACTTTTCTGTTTTTTTAATAGAATTTTCTTGTGTTACTTTAGTAGTCATACGTATTACCACCTTCATTTAGGGAATATTTTCATACCAAAACCACTGTAATTTGGATGATTATATAATTTGTTTTTTATAATGTTGAACCCAGTTACTTCAGTATTTTTTCTCACGTAACTATGGATGGGATAAGAAACTAAATCAGCCAATTCAATCATGGGAAAAGAAAGCTTTTTATTTTTAGTTCTCTTAGGATTAAAGTATATACCTTTGATTAAACTAAACTCATCAGAAGAGTAATATCGATTCCCTTTGTTTAGTAAGTTCATAGCAGTTTTTAATAACACTTGGTTCTCTTTGAAACCGCGAGATTCCATAACTATTAAACCTGTGTGTCTATTATTTCTCAACTCATGGCAAAATCTCTCCAAAACAAACTCAAAACATAAATCGTATACAGGATATGGATATATGTATTGTCTCCCGTGAGCAAACTTATCTATTGATGAAGTATAAATAGTATAGTCAAGTTCAACTAGGAGTTGATCAATATCTGCTTTCAAATCTTCCGGATTAACAAAGCGCGGATTAAAAGCACCTATTTTCTTTCTTATATCTCTAGAATGGAAAACTACTCTTTGTCCATTAAATAATCCTTCGTTCCAGTATTTTGACTTTAAATTTACAAAGTTCTTTCTAGCATTCATAAACTCTTGTTGAGTAAGCATAACTCCAGTAATAGTGAACCATTGCAATAAATCATTAGATGGATTAACGATACTTTTTAATTCAGGAATGCCATTTTCATCAATCGCTAGAATGCGATCTATATTTTCTGGCCATTCCTCAAGTACAGTTGGTCTCTCCATCCAAGGATACATTTTTTCACCTCCTTATAGAAATTAGATTTATTGTAACATTGAACATTTAATGTAACAATATGTAATTACAATATATTGGTGCTTTACAAACGAACATTCATTCCCTATAATAATTTTGAAGAGGGGAACAAGTATGCTTAAAATATTACAGAAGTCAGTAAAGTATGGAGAAACTTTAGAAGTAATGTACATGGCCAAGAATGGATCAATCAGCAAACGACGGATCACGTCTTGCAGGTAGGGGATTCTACATTTAGAGCGTATTGCTATCTACGGAAATCCAAACGCACCATTCTCATCGACAATGTATTAGCAGCTGTTCCTGAAGTTCAGAAAGAAAGGGTGGTCTTATAATGGAAGGTAATCGAGACCGCGGCAACATCAAGTGGACGTCACTCTTTATTCCGGAACACTTGGAGCGACTACGTGAATGGCAGGCAGAGGATGATTATATTGAGCAACCACAGATGGACCAGTTCGACTGGGACAACATCCAAGAAACACTTGAAATGGCCCTCAAGCGACAGTGTGAAACAGAAATCCGAACCTGGCAGGATGGAAAGATAACTTATTACCAAGGCAAAATAAAAGAAATCAATATACATAGCAAAACTGTAGTAATAGAAGATCCGTTTGGGCGAGACCGAAGACCGGTAATTGAAATTGTTAGCGTTCAGTGCTTGGATTAATATAAAAAGAACCCGGCCCCGGTTGGCTAGGTTCTCACTCCAAATACGGTTGATGATACTTTTCCTCGCCAGCTCTACGTGCAGCAGCAGCTTCTTCTACCGTATCAAAATACCCCAAGTGATATTGTTTGTTTTTTATACCAATCGAAGCCCGATATTTGATGCTGTTTTTTCTTTTTACCCGAAATACTCCTTTAATTCCAGTATTGTTATCATTCCTGATTTTACTTTTTAGTATGGCTATAAATACACCGTCAACCATTAGGTTTTCATTAATATATTTTTGCACATTTTCTCCGATATTGGCTTGTAAGCAACCGCATGATTTGGTCGAACCTTGCATTAATTGACCGCTAGAAGTTTTTATCTCACCACCACAGTCGCACGTGCATACCCACATTGCGTTACTACCCATGCTCCCATCTCTTCTTACGACGGTTAATTTTCCGAAATGTTTGCCTGCTAAATCCAGCGCATTATTTCGTGCCTTCTCTTTTTGTAGACAGCCACATGACTTACTATTACCTGATCGAAGATCTTTCAAAAGGATGATTTTTTCCTCTCCGCAGTCACAAATGCATAAATAGCAACGCGCCTTACCCTTGCGATCTGACTCTTCTTTAACTACCAAACGACCATATCGGTCACCTATCAAATCAAGACGTTTCCTACCCAA